GTAAAAGCGCATACTCGCACTATTGATACAGGTTCATCTGTTACAAAGTTATTAGCCAAGAAAAAACCGGCAAACGAAATTGACAATGATACTGACAACGATATGAAAGAGCCATTATTTAATTTTGTTGGTGGTACTGAAGAAGAAGCCTTAAAGAAAATAGAAGCGGACACAAAAATCTTTTATGAAGCGTTGGCTAAAGCAAAAGCTGCGGGAGAAGCAAAAGGATATTATTCTAAAGATCCCACAGTTAAACGTGATGTAGCGGCAGCCAATCGACACATTAAATTAATGGAAGAAGCAGAACAGGGTTTTAAGGATGCCATAGCTTTCCACAAAAAGTTTAACGCTTTGTACTCGCAAGTAAAAGATGATTTGACAAGTACTAACTCTAAAAAGGTACAGTCTGCTCACGATAAACTAATGGAGATACGGCCTTGGTCTTCTATGTTTCATCTTGGTGGTAAATTAAAGCGCATGGCAAGAACCTACGGTGAGTGGAGAGCTGATGGAAAAAAATGGTACAGTACAAAATCTCCTGAATACTTGGCCGCCAATACCATAGCGGCAATAAAAAGACGCTATGATAATTTGGAAGAAGGTGGAAAGCTAATAGGACTGTCCGAAAAGCAACGTATCGGTAGACAAAAACAAGCAGCGGCTATGAGTGCCCGATGGGGAAGTTATTAAATCTAAAAAGAAATAAGTGATAACATCAATAAGAAACGTACATGAAGAATTTTTTAAACTGTTCATGCCATCATTAGAAGTGGAACATGGATTAGTTACGTTATCCATTCCCGTTGAGTATTCACGTAAAAGTAAAAAAGATTATACCGAACTTTCCGATGAAAAATATCCTAAGTGTATAATTGAAGATAAGTTGCCTGAATTAGATCCTGAATGGAATGATAACTACAAAAAAACGTACGGTGATTTTACAAGAGATGTTGACGGAAATATTATTAAGTCGTATGAATTTAAAGAACCTTTGCGTTTTATATTCCGCTATGATGTTTCAGTTTTTACGTACGGATCTTTAGAAAAATGGTCAATCAATAACCATTTCCTTTCTAAATATCGTAAGCAGGGAAGTTTTATCTTTAATAAAACAGTCATAAATACAGTCAACTATGATTCAGAAGTTGGAGACGTAGTTGCGTATGTGCTAAATTCTTCCGAAATTAGCAGAAGAGATGGTATCTTTGAGATGCACTATGAGTTTGAGTTGAAGACGCATATTGCTATTACCAAAGGAACTGAATACGAAACAGTACAACAATTAATTATAAACGGACAATAAATTATGCCAAAAGAAAAAACAACTGATGTTGAAATTCCTGTTGAGGGAAATGTAAACATCGCAGAAAAAGTGGTTGAACAAACACCTGTTAAAAGCAAAACGTTCAGAAACATTACGAGTGGAAAAGTCGAAGTTCACGGTATCGGGAAACTTTATGCTGTTCCGGGTAAAACGACAGTAACACCTTCTGAAGAAGACATCTCTGTGTTTCTTTCCAATAAAGCGTTTAAACTTATCGTGTAAATAGTGGAACTACCAAACGTATTTTATGAGAACCATAAACGTAAGACAGTATTTAAGGAATGGACGTGTTGTTCAAAAGCATACACGTAGTTGGGATAATGATAAGTACAAACCTACCGAATGGAAAGATTCATCAGTACGTTCTGACACAGCTCCTATTGTCCTTCTGTCAAAAGAAGAATTGGCAAAACGAAACGCTGACCAGGAACGAATGGCCAGAGAAAATCGTGAACGTGTTTTAGAAGAATACAAAAAACGAAAGGCGGAAGAAGATAAATCCGAAAATAGTATTGAGGGTTTAAAGAACCAACTTGCTTATATGAAAAAGTGGCGGGACGGTAGTAGGAAGATGAAAGCTATTGAGGATAGTAGAAAAAAAGCAGAGCAAGAAGAAACTGCTCCAAAACCAACAAAACCGATTAAAGAAAAAGTGGTTAAACAAGCTAATAAGAAAGAAAGTAGTTTAACCAAAGAGTGGGCAAAAAAACTTACTGAAAAAACGTTAGAGGGAGTTTCACATATACTATACCCTGAACATTTAATTGACCGAAGATGATTGCAGCAGTCTATAACATATCAGATCATACAAGAGGAGATACTTTTGACGGTATTGTTTTTAAAATATACTCAAGAGTTGACGGTGTTAAAACTGCTGTTGATTTAACGGATTCAACTGTAAAGATTCAGTTCCGAAAAGAGAATACTGATGCTTTAGTAAAAACCGTTACCGATGGCGATGGCATTACTATTACCGATGCGGAGAATGGTGTTATAAGAGTGCATTCTTTTATTGTGACCTTTGCTCCTGGACTTTATCTGTATGATGTTCAAATTACGTTTCCTTCGGGAGATGTTAAGACATACATAAAAGGCTCATTCAACATATTAAATGATTCTACACGATGATAGATGAAGTTGAAATAGTCGTCGAACAAACTTTTACTGAAGTAATCGTAGAGGTTGCAGAAGTCGGTCAAAAAGGAGACCCTGGCGATTCTATTATTTCAGAAGATGCTCCTTTTGACGGAAATAAGTATTCCCGTAAAGACGGTACGTGGGTTGTTGCAGACAGCAGTTCTGTAACTGATTCGATTGTTGACGGAGTAACTACGGTCGCACCATCACAAAACGCAGTATTTGATGCTCTCGCATTAAAAGAAAACGTAGTAAACAAAAGTACAAGCATAGTTGCCGACCAAGCAAGTAATACCAAATATCCAGGTGTAAAAGCTGTTTATGATTGGGTTACCTCATTGGGTTACATCACAGTTTCTGCATTAACAAACTATCTTCAAAAAAATACTCCAATAACGGGCGGTACAAAAACAAAGATTACGTATGATGCCAATGGACTTATAACAAGCGCTTCTGATGCAACAACTGCCGACATAAATGACAGTACAAATAAACGTTATGTTACCGATTCACAACTTACTGTATTAGGAAATACTTCGGGAACAAATAGTGGTGACAATGCAACCAACAGTCAATATAGTGGATTAGCTACAAGTAAACAAGACACATTAACAGACGTTAATTTTGGAGCATTTGAAAATAGTCTTACTGCTAAAACTACTCCTGTTGATGCGGATATGTTAACAATCGTGGATACGGAAGATTCTAACAAAGCAAAGAAAGTTACATTTACAAATGTTAAGTCCTTTTTAAAAACTTATTTCGACACAGTTTACACGAATACATCGGCAGTTGCATCTCAGATAACTACTGCTTTATCGGGGTACGCTACTCAAACATGGGTAACAAATCAGAATTACATAACTGCATCCGCTCTGTCGCCATATTTAACGAGTGCCGCGGCGGCTTCAACTTATCAACCGATAGGAAGTTACCTTACAAACATAACCGGATTAATGGTTACAACAGCATTAGGTTATACTCCTTATGATGCAACAAACCCAAGCGGTTACATTACTTCTTCGGCATTATCTTCATACCTTACATCAGCAACCGCTTCGAGTACCTACCAGCCTATTTTGGTTAGTGGAACTTCTATTAAGACTATTAACTCAACATCATTATTAGGTAGTGGCGATATTTCTGTGGAACCTACAATAACGGCAGGTACTTCTGCGCAGTATTGGAGAGGAGATAAATCATGGCAGACGTTGGATAAATCCGCCGTTGGCCTCGGAAGTGTTGAAAATACTGCTCTGTCAACTTGGGCAGGTAGTACGAATATTACAACTCTCGGTACGGTGACGACAGGAACATGGTCAGCTACCGCAATAGGAGCGACTAAAGGAGGAACGGGACTTACTTCTTATGCAACAGGTGACCTCTTATATGCGAGTGCTGCGAATACATTGAGTAAGTTGGCAGTCGGAACGAATGGTCATGTATTGACATTGGCTGCTGGTGTACCAACATGGGCGGCTCCATCAGGTGGATGGGGTTTAACAGGTAATGCAGGGACTGTTTACGGTACTAACTTTATTGGCACTACTGACAACACAAATTTACTTTTTAAAACTAACAATATAGCTCGAATGGGTATTGCCAATTATGTTTGGATGGGTAATAATACATCAGGGGCATATCCTTTAGAAATTGGCACAGCTTATAATACTATATCTTTAGAAGCCACAGGTGCACTAAGAAGTAATGTTCAATTAAATTATGGAGGTTTCCAACATTGGTATTCCGGCAATTGGAGTTCATTCGGCACTAATTCTTCCGGACAAACTATTATAGTTAACGGAACGTCAGCCGGGGGAACTGTACCTGTTATAACATTCAATAATAATTATGGTTCTAATGGTAACTGTGGTATTGGTGGCGTTCCGGTAACATCTGCGAAATTAGCGGTTACATCCACCACATCCGGATTCCTACCTCCTGTAATGACAACGGCACAAAGGAATGCGATAAGCAGTCCTGCGGCGGGGTTAATGATATACGATTCAACGGTTAATAAAGTAAGCGTGTATAACGGCTCAGTTTGGAAATATTTACAATACGAATAATCTTTTAGTATGGAAATACAGATAAGTAACAGACACATTTTTTTCGCAGTTGAAAACTGTTGGGCGAACCTTGATTATCGGTTCAAAGCACACATTAATTCTCTCGTTACAATTAATTCGGACGATTCTTATGTTCAAAACATTACAATAAGTAAGGTGACGTTCATTCAAGTAATGAATGCCGTAAACAATCAGCCACAAGGAATAGCTTTAGCCATAAATCCCGAAATGTATGATGCTTTAAAAGCACAAGTAGTTGCTTTGGCTTTACAAGGAAATACGGAAGCCATAGAAATAGTTCAGGAAATGGAGGGAATATTATTAGCTAATGCGGATATGCTAAACAAAAAATTATTAAACGGTAAAACTCAAATACTATCATAATGGAAAACTTACAACTCGCTGCTGAATTAGTGGCAAAAGACAAACAAGAACGAGAGCAAAAAGCGATAACCTATATAAACGAGGCTATTGAGTTTGCTAAAAAAGAGTACAATGTAGAAATTGGGATTGAGCCTATTAACTTTAACTTCCAACCTAAATTACTCATTAAAGCAAATTGATTTATTAATTGCATACTTTTCATTTCTTGACGGACTTATTAATACCGCACTAAAAATAAAACAATGAACTTACAGACTCGAAAGAAAATATTACAAGAACAAGATAAAAGCTCTATTATGTTTTACGCCTCTTACATAAAAACATCTTTATCCATATACATTATGATGTATTCAAGAGCTGTTTTTCTTACTGCATCTATCGCAAGTTTTCTTTATACGTCTGTAAACAACTTGGCTGTTTCGTTAGCTATACACGCATTATTCTTGTTCATTTATTTTTTCCTTGCGGTTACGGACATGATATCAGGAATAGCGGCATCTCTTTACGTACACAAACGAAAATTTTCTTCTGCTAAATTTTTAAAGAAAATATTTCTTGTAGGATTTTGCTTGATATTAATGGCTATATCTGTTGGACTTACAATAGTTTTTGAAACGTATGGACATTCCATTGAATACTTTGCTTTAGACAAGTTGTTAGAAGTTATTGTTTTTGGATTCCATTTAATAAAAATAACGTTGATGCTTGGTTTTATAATTTATGAATTTACAAGCATACGTGAAAACTTTTTGACTTTAGGACTTCCAGAATTTGTTTGGTTTATAGACCTTATAATAACTCCGTTGAAGAAGTTAAATACTTTCTTGGATAAATTATTTGAAAAACGCTTAAAAAGAAACTTAGATGGAAAATAAAAACTTTGATTATCGAAAACTTATAAAGTCTATTGTTTATGCAGTAGTAATTGGCACTATTGTTTTTCTCCTTATAAAAGATAACTATAACGGAAAACACCTAAAGGCTCTTCATCAAGAAAATGAAGCGTTATATGACCGGCTTATTGAATCTGAAATTACCACTTCTAAGTTGGCTGATAGTGCTCACTCTGTTATCACGAAAAAAATACAAGAAGACCAGGCAAATACAAAAGCCATGCTTAAACGTGTGGAAGTAAACTATGAATACGCTCTTAGACTTTTAAAAAATAGACACGATGAAGAAATTAAAAACGCTTCCAATACTGTTATTGACAGCACTATCAGTATTTGGAAAAAACTCCACGGATTTTCCAATTAAAGTAATGGTTGGTAAGGATACCGCTATCGCTTTTTCCAACGAACAAGTACAGGAATGGAATAAAGATAAAATCAATTTACGTTATTGTCTTGAAAAAGATACCTTGAAACAAAAATACGTAGATAGCTTAGTTCTTTTAAAACAATCCTACGATGCAATGGTTAGAGATTGTGCTGTTCAAGATTCTTTAAGTAAAGTTTCAAAAACATCTTTAAAAAAAGCTCTGATAGTTCAAGAAGAGAAATATGATTCAAGTGAAAAGTATCACCTTAAAGTCGTTTCTGATTTGAAGAAGAGTTCTATAAAGTCAAATATAAAAATAGGAGTTGGGAGTGGTTTTGGAGGACTTGTTCTTGGCTTCGCTGTTGGTTTACTTGTGCATTTTGTGGCTTTTTAAATAAAATGGCACTTGTTTTAAAAATTTTTGCTAACTTTACAATAATAGACAAACATTAATCGTACCCGAAAGCATTGCTTTTATCTTAGAACTCCTCCGAAACAATAAGAAATTCATTTCATCACTTAAAAAATTATTATATGGGCTATAATGTCGGCTTGGAAGTTGTAGAAGGTATAAGCAACGGTCTTACCGCTTTCACACTTCCTTCAAAAAGAAACATTGGTTTAATCGGAGAGCGTGTGCGTGGTGCAGACAATTACCCGATACGAATATCTTCTCTGCAAGAAGATTCTTTGAAATTCGGAGGTTTTGATTCAGGCATGTATGGCCCGATAGTATCAAGAAACCTATTCCGAAATTCTAAAAGTTCTCCTACCGTATATTTTGTTCGTATTGTCGGCGGAGCGTCTTCTTCAGCATACAAAACAACCACCATTACCGGAACTGCGATAACTTTTACTTCCAGGGCAGGTCAAAAAGGTAGGGAAGACAAAGGCTCTTGGGGAAATGACCTTGAAATTTATCTGTATGCATACAATACGCTACAAGGAAGTAAATGGGTTGTAAATGTTCTGTATAAATCTAAGTTGGTTGAAACGTGGAGTGGTGCTACTGTTGCTGAGATTGAGAATGCCATGAATTTAGATTCAGATTATGGCACCATTTCTTTTGATGCTGAGCCAAATACCGCTATTTGTTCACAAACCGCTACCGGAACAATAACAACTACATCAGGAGCTGTTTCTGAAGTATTGGCTACTGCAAAATTCCGGGTAAGCACTGCGGGAACTGCGGGAAATCTTATTACAGTATTAGCCGGAAACACAACTGTTTTAGGTACATATACTGTACAAAACTCTGACACAACCACTTTGGTAGCCACCGGAATTAAAAATGCTATTAACGCAGGAACTCATGGTTATTCTGCATCTTCATCTACAAACAATGTTACAATAACCGGCCCTACGGGTTCAGGAGCATACTTAAACGGCATTTCACTCACATTCAGTTTAGTTGGTACTGTTGCCACTACGGAAGCAGTAGCGGGTGACTATTTATTTGTAAATGGTGTTACCGAACAAGCGGAACAACTTTCTGATACCGTTACCGGCGTAGCAACGCTATTTACAACACAGTTATCTGTGGGTTCAGCATTATTCTCAACAGACGGTGTGTTTATTGGTGTTGTTGAGTCCATTACAAATAATACAGAACTTGTTTTAGAATCCGTAGCTACTGTAATTCTTTCCGCAGATTCATTCAAATTCAGTCCATTTTACAAACTTGGTGGCGCTCTTTCTGGAGGAACATACCTTGCACCTACTGAATCTGAATATAATGCAGTCGCTTCTGTAACAGATCCAAAGGGTTTTGCCTGTTTTGATGGTCAGGACGTACAAATTATTGCCAATACGGATAACCATACAATTACGATGGCTCAAAAAGGAGAGCAGTATTGCTCTGACCGAAAAGACTGCATCTACTTGGCTACTCTTCCATTAAATGCATCTGAGAGTACAATCCGTTCTTATGCAACGCAGTTTCAATCGGCAAATCCCTCATTTATTTCCGGATATAACGTTTGGGTAAAAACAAGTGATGGTAATAACGGTTATGTTTGGGCCCCAGGTATCGGTTGCGTTTTAGGTGCTGCCTTTATTCGTAACGTTGAAGCTCAAGGAGGTTACATTCACATACCGCCGGCAGGGTTTGGTAGTTCATTTGTGGACATCATTGATGTTGCACCTCGCCTAATCACCCAAACTACTTTGAACAAGTACACGCAGGACTATACTACGAACAGCGTATGCTATCAGCAAGGTATTGGTTTCTTTGTAATGACTTCGCGGACTTACTCTACGAATCCGTTATTCAACTCCATACATATAAGGATGCAGTCGTCTTACTACGTGCGTGTGTTGAAAAACAACTTGGGATGGGCAATTCAACGACCAAATACTCCGGAACTTAAAGACGAACTTCACATCTCATGTCGAAACTTCTTTAAAACAGAATATGACAATGGTGCTTTAGAAAGAAGCATTCCTTTTACATCCGCTTGTGTTATTATTTGCGACCAAACCAATAACCCTGTATCACAAGACAGAAAAGTCGTAAACCTTGACATAGACTGGATTCCTACTGAAACTACGGAAAGTATTCGCACATCGTTGAACAGGAATGACGGTCAGTTATTAGTGCAGACATTATCCGATAACAATTAAAATTTAAAACATGGGATTTCCAAAACAACCAACAGATTTATTAGTAGTTAACGGGTGGTATCTTGAACTACCTAACCTAACTTCTCCGCATTTTGAAACGTTTTCCGCCATAGGAAGAACTACGGGAACTGTTTTTATTACTGATGCCGGAACAAACAGAAAATTTAAGTTCAGCGACCAATTAGAAGACATTCCTGATTTGACTTTGACAAGACCATATCAAGGAAACGCTGATGACATTGCCTTAGAAACAATGGTAACTGCTATGATTAAAAAAGGACTTCGTGTTAATGCGGTTCTGCATAAGTATCACCAGGGAAAAAAGGTGTTTTCTTTCTTATTTGAAGGATTTCGTTTTACCGGCATAACTTATCCAAATCAGGACGTAAACTCCGGCGAGAAATTTACGGTTTCATACGGTGCTACCGTATTCGATTGGCACATCCAACGCTCGGGTTCAAACGCTCCTTTGTAGTTCTTTCTTATTGTTTTATGTTTGATTAATGATGAAGGTAGGGATGCAAATTCCCTACTTTTTTATTAAAAAATTACTAACTTTGGTAAAAGTAAAACAACATGAAAGAATTATCATTTAAACTACCAATCGGATTATTCGTAGAAAACAACTACACAAGGGACATCACACTCCTTAAATCAAACTCTATCGCAGAGGAAGTTTTTACCTCCAAAACTCCTGAGAAGCCGCACACCTGGATCGCCAATGTTATTTCTGTTGCTACGGAAAGCATCGGAGGCGTGCCTATCGGTGCGAGTGTCAGGGAGCATTACCTAAAAACTAAAAACATCAATATCCCTAAAACAGTAAAGGACATTGCTCTTGCTGATGCAAATTCCCTACTATTGGAGATTCACCGAAGGGTTTGGCAAAGTATCATTCCCAATCAGGAAATTGTTTGCAAATTTTGTGCTAAAAAACTACCGGCCACCATTGACTTAGACAGAGTTGAGATGACTGAAAAAAGTAAATCTATTCTCGCAGGAGAGCCTAAATTTACCGCTTTAGAAGTTCGCCTGTCTGATGACGATGCCATTGATTTTACAAGTTGGATAGAGTCCCTTAAAGATTCCAATAAAGACGCGGAGCTTTCCTACATAAAAGGCGTTAAGTTCAACAGTATCATTTTCCGTGTTCCCACCATTGGAGATGCAATGAAACACGAAAGAATCGCAAACAAGTCTATTGATTTTTGGAGAAAAATTTCTCTTGACTGTATTACTGAAATTCGCAGAGTTTCTTCCGATGGCTCTGTAACCGATGCATTCCCTATGGATAAATTCATTTGGGTTTCACTTGACTTTTTTACATTGTGCAGTATTGAAGCATTGCGTGAAATACGCAGATGTATGCGTGAGGAATTGCCTACTTATCCTTTTAATTACAAGGATGAATGTCCGTGTGACATGCGTAGAGAAATCCCTTATACTATGGAGGCGTCAAGTTTTTTTTCGGAATAGTCTTTTCGGAACCGGAACATCCTTTACAAGTTGTAATCGACCGGAAAGACGATACGTTCTTAGAATGGGCAATACGTTGGCAAGAATCACTCTTTCAAAAGGAAGAAGGAAAAAATTACCATCCTTTTTTTGTTCAAAGAGTTCTTATGAAACGGCTTAAACAATCGTATTCAGACATTATGTTGCTTGACCTCGAATTTCGTGACTATCTTTTTTCTGAAGAACTGAAAGATATGGAAAACGAAAAACCTAAAAACGATTTAATGTAACCAATATGGCAGAAACAGTAAGTGAGGAAAATGGTCTTAGTTACGATTTCGGTTTGCAAATGGCTTCCGGCGTTGTACAAGGATTAAAAGAAGCGGCTCTTGAATACATTTCAATAGTCGGTTCTATCTATGCTTTATATGATACCATTGCGGACATGGATGACATTATGAATAAAAACATGGTATCTTTTGGAGGTTACGCAAATACACTAAAAGCTATTGAGTTTACGTCAAAACAAATCGTGGAAGGAAAAACTATCTTTGACCAGGAAGATATGATGGCGGGAATGAAAGCCATGCAACGTGCCGGACTTGATGCTAAAAAGAATTTCGACCTTATTAATAAAGCTGCGGATGGTGCGGGAACAAGTTTTACTGAGATGGCTGACACAATACGTTCCGGAAATTTCAACGCACTTTCTGAAATGGGTATTATTACCGACCGTACTGCAATGAGTTTAAATCGAATGGGATTTACACAACAACAAGCGATGCAAAAAACGTTGGGTTACTTGAAAGAAGCTGAAGCAAAAGGAATGTTTAAGGATACCATACAAACACTTCCATCTATTCTACGGCGGTTTAAAGAGTTTGGTGTTGAATTTATGCGGGCGATAATTGGAGACCCTAAAGACCCTGAAGGTTTTGCAAATACTGTAAAAAGAACGTTTACTGAAATTGCTGATTTTATACATGACCATTTGGAAGGTGTCCGCAAAGTTGGCGCACTTATTGGTAAAGCGCTTTCTTTTATTGTGCATGTTGTTTTTGATTTTGTTAAAGCCATCGGACATGCAGTAAAATCTACTATTGGTAGTATGGACGGTTTCTTTGCAAATTTTAGGGATAAAATGATGTCCTTCGGTTTGTGGTTAGAGATACTCCGGGTACAGATAAAAAGTTGGTTCAAAGACCATGAGGAGCTTATAAAAAACATAGTCAAAGGTATCATGGCAATTCTTGCTATAACGGCTATTGCAAAAGTCGGTGATATGATATATGCCATTGTTACAGCTCTTACTTCTTTATCAGGAATAATGACTGTTCTCACTCCGCTTATTGAAGGTTTTGCCCTCATTATGGCAAATCTAATGGTTGCTACGGGAGTTGTTGCATTAGTAGCCGCCGTCTATTTACTTTGGAAGTATTGGGATGATATAAAAGGAGTTCTTAAAAAAGCGTGGGATATATTTGTTTCCTTTAATATTCCTTTGCAGTTTTTAATTAAATATGCGGGTACTATTAAAAACGTGTTTATAAACATCTACACTATAATTAAAAACCTTATTGTAGCTACCTTTTACAATCTTGTTCTTAAAATTCAAGAAGCCGTTGCATTTGTAAAAATGTTGTATGAAAAATTTGCATTAGTGCGAATAGTTATTGATGGAATAAAAATAGTTTTCAATACTATAAAGGACATTATAAGTTGGGTTGTTGATAAAATCGGTTCTGTTTGGAAATTTATTGAAAAAGTTACAGGTGTGGCTGCTAAATTAACCGGCGAACAAGCAGAAAACTCAAAAGCAATGGTTAATGGTGTTCAAAAAGTGAGCAGTCCTTCAGTACCAACTTCTATGGCCTCCGCTCCTGCAGCCGCTTCCTATGCATCTCCGAAAGATTCCCAACAAACAACGCAAACTTCGGGAGTTATGGTTCAGTCAGGAGCGGTGGTTATTAATACAGGCAGTGCAGATCCTCAAAAAATTGCGGAGTATGTTCAAAAATATCTTTCTGAGTGGGAAGCAAAAAGTAAAAGTCGTTCCGGCGGTTAATATAAAAATACAAGATGGCTATTCTAACACAAGAACAATATGACGGCATACGCAAAAATCAAGAACCATACAAGTTTTTGGATGATGTCACGTACTCACCTGTACGTGGACTACTCGCCGTTGATGGCTACAAAACTACGGATGACATTCTTTTATTTCAGTTTAATCCTTCCGTTATCAATGATGTTAAAAATGTTGAGTGGGCAAACTATTCGTCCACGGGTTTTTCATCCAACGACTATTTATGGGTAAAAGGTGGCGAACGACAGTTTACATTCAAACTTTGGTTTGATGCTACTGCGGAAACGAATAACCCGACATTCCGTAAAGATTCTGCGTGGGGTAACGCTACTGTTGACACACTACTTGATGTTTATCCAAGAGGTGTTATGCCAATGGTAGAAAAACTTACGGCGTTTCAATATCCGATGGTTTTAGATAGCGATTCTCCGAGATATGCCAATTCAATCAAAGTTCCGGAAACAAGATTTATGCCACCGCCTGTTGCGATTTTTATTTTTGGAGAGTTCTATATGAGAGCTATTGTTTCCAATGTTTCCGTACAATATTCCACGTTTAACAAAAGGCTTACTGCTCAAAGAGCTGAATGTGATGTTACGCTGAAAGTCATTGAAACGGATATTGTAAAAGTGGATGATTATTTATTGGCTCGTTCCCGTCAAATGATGGAAACTGAACAAAAAATCGGAGCTTTAAATTCCAGACCACTTCCAATAACTACAAATAAAGTAACCGATTTAGGATTAAGTGCAAGAACATGATACATCCACTATACTATACAAAAAACAGAGCTGTAAAAACTTTCTTCTCTAAAAAAATCAGTCACTTCGCACGGAAGGAAAGAACGGTTGTTCTTGAAACTATTCCGTATGTTGTTAGTGCGAATGATGATATTTACAGTATCGCCAGGGATATTTTTGGAGAAAAAGGAGAATATAATTGGACAATCATTAGTGATATAAATGGTAACAGAAAACCGGATGACTTACAAGTAGGAGAAGTTATTTTATTACCAAAAGTTATTTTAGAAGAAACGTTTACAAGGCTACCTGACTATGAGCATAATATTACCGTTGCAACACCGCTATAATGTTGTAATGAAAAAGGAAGGTAAATCTTCCGACATTACAGATTTCTTGGGTGATAATGTCACTCTGGAAGTTGATGTCATGCACATGTCACACCTAACTTTTGAAATTAAGAATCCTGAGCTAAATGCTGAATGGTTATCCATAGGAAACAAAGTTGAATTTTCGGGAGGTTACCTTCAAACTCCAATATCTTCTAATCGAGATAGACTTGCTGACAGTAGTAGGTTTAAACGATTGTTCAATGGTACTATTAAAGAAATTCAATTAAAGTATGCTGATAATGGTCTGGCTACCGCTACTGTTATGGCTATTGATGGTTCATGGACTCCATACGGTGAATACAATGATTATACATTTCGTTATCCAAGCAAAAAATGCAGTCGTGAAATTGGGCGTGGTACTTCTGTAAAATTAAGTGAATTAGTAAAAGCTATCATCGAAAAACCGTTTCCTGATGGATTAGGCTGCAACTCAAAAGTTGATTTGGGAGAAAATCAAGATACTCTTTACACATTATCGTTTCCCGTTTGTCAAACACGAATGAGTGATTGGGGATTCTTAAAGTATCTTGCTGAACGAAACAACTGCTACTTTTGGACATCTGTTGAAGGTAGTAACACGGTAGTTAATTTTGTTTCAAAAAGTAAAGCTGTTACGGAGCAGAACCGACTTGAATTTGTTTGGATCGGTCGTGGTGGAGGTGATAAAAGAAACTTTACGGATGCTTATGTTGATACGTTCTCTGCATCGGGCCAGGTACGCGATGCCTACTTACGAGAAGCTGCGTATGGCTTATCTGATGACAGTAAACTAAAGGAAAATCAGATAAAACTTCTTACCGTTGATATAAAGGAAAGTCCCTCTATGTTTGGTGCATTGGTACATCAGATTACCGATTTTAATACCGAAACCGGCGAAGAAGAAACACATTTCGTAATGTATGATGAAACGAAAGACGAATTAATTTACTACGAACTTGACAAAGCTAAAATCGAAACTATGCAACAAACTCCTGACGGAGCAAAAACGCTTAAACAGATTCAGGACATGGGAGCCTTTGGTATTCCGTGGAGTGTTGCAAAAGATTACTACATTGCGAAAAAGACTACCAAAGCAATTAACGATGCTATTGATAAACCTTTTTTGGGAATTACAGTCACGGCAACGTGCTACGGAAACGTAAATATTCAACCGCAACAGAGTTACATGGTACACGGTGTTTCCCGTTTCAGTAGTATGCGGAACAAATCAAGAAGGTATTGGTTGAAAACAATGAAACACGAATGGAGTAACTCCGGATTTATTACATCACTTGAATTTTGGGCATAATACATGATAAAAGTAAAAGCGCATATTAGAAACGGAGCGAGAGTTATTTCGCACTACCGCAAAAATAAAGTTTCTTACAAGAATAGAGGATATACCAAAACATTAATACCTATTAAATCTTTAGATTACGCTAAATTTAAAGAAGAAAAAGATAAGACTATCATAAAACGAATGGTTGTTACTCTTGGCAAAAAACAGTTGCCTATAATTTCTGTGTTAAAAAAGGGGAATCGGTACTTTGTTCTTAATGGTCACCATAGAGTTGGTGCATACAAAGAAAGCAATAAATCACATATTAAAGCGTGGGTTAAATGAGAAAATCACCAATACGACATAAAGTAACAAATAAAAACGGACACACTTATTATAGAGGTAAGGGCGTCATACAGTTTAAAAGTGTAGTTCCTAATATTAAAGGAAGGCTTGACCAAGACTGTTATGAAAATTCATGTTTGATTGAACAGGATAATCCTGATTTAGCAAGATATGTCGGACGTGCTTATAATAAAGCTACTAAACGGTATATTGACCATGCATGGAATGTTGACTTAAAAGGAAGAGTATATGATATTACTTTAGGTTCTAAACGTGCAAGAAAGTACAATTACTACGGGAAGCAACATTCAAAATCTCCTGATAGGAAGTTAGTTCTTAATAAAAATAAAGAGTTTATTTACGTTCAACAGAAACATCTGTGAAAGCCAAAATATTTGACATGACAATAATACAAGGAAAATTTACGGGAGAAGTTGATGAAACAGGGTACATCGGTGTACAAACATTGGATGAAACTTTATTTGCACGACCTATGATGCAAGCTCCGTTTATTGGTATTCCCGACAAAAATTGGGTTGATACCTACGGAGATAATTATTTTGCATTAATCAGTTACATAGATGATTCGTATGAACGACCTGTTTTATTGGGAATCATACCAAAGTCTAAACCAACTTTTCCGGACGAGGGCTATGATAAATATTACTATTTCCTTTCCGCAAAATTCAGATTGGTTTTAGATGATGACAACAATGAATGCATTATTGACGTTTTGGACGGAGGTACAGTAAAACTTGGAGATAAAGATGTTACAGAATCCGGAGTTTTGGGAGATAAAAATGCGCAAGTGCTTATAGATTTGGCTAATGGAATTGTCGACATTGTTACTGCATTGACAACATCTGCGATTACTCCTATTGATGGTGGCGCATCTTTTAAAGCAAGTATGGCTTCTTTGTCGAGTGTTCTTTCTAAAGCTCAACAGATTGCAGCTACAAAAGCGAATGAAACAAAAAGTAACACAGTAAAATTGAAATAATTGTAGTAAATTTAAAATAAAATTATGAAGTACCAATATCTATACGACCTTAAAACAGATGCTCCACTTATGATTCAAGTGGGTTTGAAACTTATGGGAATTTTAGAAGCTCCGGGTGCTGTAAACAATCCTACGATTATGGGTTGGGCACGTGAAATCGGTGGTAAAGTTGCCGACACCTATAAAGCAGATTCTATTGCATGGTGTGGTTTAGCACAAGCGGTTGTCTGTAAACGTGCGAATAAGGAGTTAGTTAAAGACCCGTTGTGGGCACTTAATTGGAATACCTTTGGTGTGCGTGTTGAAAAAGGACAGGAGATGTTGGGAGATATATTGGTGTTTATACGTAACGGTGGAGGACATGTTGGTTTGTACGTTGGTGAAGATGCTACTGCATTTCATGTAATGGGCGGAAACCAAAATGATTCTTACTGTATTACCCGAATTGCAAAATCAAGATTATACGGTTGTAGAAGACCTTTGTATAATACACCACCTTTAGGTATGAAAAAATACATGCTTTCTGCTTCCGGCACACTTTCACAAAATGAAGCATAATGGTAACAAGTACACAAACAATTCCACAATTAGTAAAAATAAACTCTATGAGAACAGTAAAAGTTAAAAAACACACACGAAAAGGAAAAGTAGTTAGAGCACACGCAAGAAAAAAGAAAACGTACAGAAGTATTCCCAAAGTAGGCGGGACTGCTCATAAAAATTCAATTAAAAAGTATGAATCATTAAAGTGGCTTGCTTTAAAAGATGGACAGTCTGCTACACGCCCAGGCTCAAAAGGCTATGCAGAACAACTTCGACGACATAAAGAAAAACATTATGAAAGATTTCAAGAACATTTAGGTAATAACTCTTACTAAACATGAAAGGATTAAGTTGGAATTTTAATATTGCAGATGGTAAATTAAATTTTACTGCTGATGCTGAAAAAGCAAGAGAAAATATCTTGTTCTTATTTCATTTTATAGATAATTCAAGAATTTACCTACGTGATTTTGGGCCGAACTTAGCGTGGTTGCAACAAAAACCTTCAAGTTACGTGCAACTGTACAGACCATTAATTATTTCTGACATTACGGGTAAATTAATCAGGTATGTTCCGTTTGTAAATATTGAAGGATTATACACTGACTATTCAAGAGTAAATAAACGCTATTTTTTAGGAGTTCGTTACTCTTTTAAAAACGAATTGGTTAACTTTACGGATGAAACGGTAACGTTTGTTTAAAATAATATACCATGCCATTAACAGACAAAGAACAAATACTTCAAGACCTATCATTATATCCACTTGCAACATTGGAGAGACTAAAATCATACGCAGATAATATTCTGATACCTGAAGATGACCTTTTGCTCAACGTCACAATGGTGGATATGATTGAAAAAGCAATGCAGTTGGCAGACCAAAAATTCCCTGAATGGACTGACCGAAGTGCTTCCGACTTTGGGCGATTTTTGGTGGAGCTGTTTGCCCTGTTTTCCGAGAAAGACTTTTACTACATAAATGCCTTTGCAAATGAGAGCTTTTTACAGAATATGAACGTATATTATGACATTTTTGTAAAAGCTATTGAGTTAGGGTACGCTCCTACCGTGTGTACGGCTGCACAGGCATCGTTTTCCGTGCAGTTCTCCGCCTCAACGACTGAATACACATACGGGCCAGGAACGTTGATTTTACAGTATGAGAATCGTGGCTATAAGTTTACCAATTTGTCACCAATTACCGTTCCTATTTCTGTCGTTCCCGTTTCCGTTCCCGTAATCTTGCATGAAGGGAGTCTTTTGTCCGAAACACAAACTTTTAATGGTAGTAGGTTCAATATTCGTCAAACTTCCATAGATGTCAGTACAGTCCGACTTTTCATGGACAGTCATTATTGGACAAGAGTTCGGGTTTTTGGTCAATCTGATGTAACAAGCCGCCATTTTATGACTATTCCTGACGAATTGGGTTCTGTTGTTATTGTTTTTGGTAAAGACGGTTACGGGCGTACCCCTGCTATTGATTCTTCCGCAGAACTCACATACTTGAAATGTTCCGGATCCGTTGTAAATGGCGTCACCGATACTATTATTGTAAATAAACAATCTACTGCAAGGAACGTGGTATCTGTAACGCTGAATGGAACGCCTACGGGCGGTTTAGATGCTGAAACTAAGGCTTCAGTAATAAATAATGCCTTAAACTATTTTTCTACCAAATTTACCGTCAATAATGCCACGAATGTTGAACGTTGGCTTAACTCCCAAGACTCTGTTAAACAAAGCAAAGCACTTATCCAGGGAAGTTTTGTTTTTTTCAGGGTACAGCCTTCTGATGGTTCTGTCGCCGGCACTCCTGAACTTACCGCTTTGGAAACCGCAATTACTCCTTATTTGAGTGGTGGTTACATGGCATCGGGTGTCACTACCACGTACCAAACAATCGCATCTATTGATGTTCAGGCGTACTACTTAAACGGTTATAATGCTGATAACATTGTAGCACTCATAAAATCCCTCATATCTGATTACACCAATCCGCTTATTTTAGGAAAATATGGAAAAGATTTTGTGTTGTCTGAAGTTGAATTTTTCCTTAAAAGCAAAATACCGGGTTTGCAAAGCGTTGTTTTTGTAACTCCTAATACAAACGTGTCGTTAGATGAATACAAACTATTTAATACTGTTCCCACAGCAAATATTACTGTAACTACCTATGCGGTTTAAAAAACAAATACCACCTTTTGTAGATACGAATGAACACGCAACAAAATTCATTTCGGTTCTTGATGGAATGCAGGAATATAAAGAGGCATTGGTTGAAGACTACACTCGCTTTTACAATACTCCGTTACTTACTAACCTTTTATTTCTGCGAAAAAAAGCAGAAGCCTACGCACATCCAAGAATTCCCGAAGATTTTAAAAAGGAACAGCTTGATGCACTTATTCTAAACAGTAATGACATTATGGCTCTGAAAGGAAGCTATCAGGGTTTGCGTTTGTGGTTATGGTGCTTAACCTTTGGCAATATAACCGACAACTACGGTGATTTTTATCCTATTATAAATTACATTATTCCAAGTGATGAAGAGTACGGTTATTTGTCTAATGTAGTACCGCCCGAAACTGAGCCACGTACACTATACTTATTTTCAGGAGCGGACAATTTCGGTACGCAATCTCTTTCCATATCCATTACTACAAAGTATCATTGGATGGTAAGCTTAAAAAAATACATTGAAGATAACATACGGGAATTTATTGGTTTTACAGACGCAAATACAACAATCACTATTGAACTTTTGCCCGGCGCTTACGTAACCAATTCTTTCCCAAATCAATATTTTGTAATACCTTAAAATTAAAAACATGGCTGCTTTAGATCCAAAACCATTTAACATTTTAGATAAAATAGTGAAAAGAGTTTTTAAAGGCAAACCTGCAATTTATGCAGATGTTGATATAAACCAAGCTATATCAATAGATGAGTACGCTTTTAACAGCATATTTGACAACTTAGGCGCGGTGTCTACCGATTTTGCTCCAACTACGCCTACATTTGTACAAACAGCTACTCAATTAGAGTTTGAAGTTGACTATGTGGGTGGTGGAAAATTAAAATACAAAAAAACAGAGTTCGATATTCCAGCATTCAATTTTCAAAGATTGGCTGGTAGTAAGATTACAATATCTACAAGAGCTAACGCTGTCTGTAACTTTTGGTTAATTGCTAAACGAAACACGATTGATTTTGCGACAGACCCTGCAATGGGAGGTGTTGATGGAACAGGTTTGGCTTCTCCGTTACCGAGTTCCGATGCAGTAACATATAGTGATGAACGTGTTGATATGACCATAGGTACGGATGTTGCTCCAACTTTAAGTTCTGACGAAGAGGTAATCGTATTACTTTGTCAAATTGCCTATAAAAAAGATTGGACTCTATCAGTTACAGGCGGTTCCACAGCATATCTACAAATAAATTGCCCAGATGAAGCTACACTTGAAGATAAGTCTTTTCCGACTTCTAACTACTCCTCTAAAACAAAGGGCATCATAGCAACTTTGTTCAAGTTTATAGATTATGTAGAAAATGCTTTCACTAAAAAAGGTTATGAAGACGTTACAGACCAGATAATCGCATATACAGGTTTTACAATAGAAGAAGGTACTAAAGTATATAAGTATCACACAGGAAGAGTAGTAGCCAGGATTTTTGTAAGTTATTCTGGTAGTAAGCCCAAAGGCTCCCTAATCTTGTATAATCTCCCTGTGGGTAAACTGCAAAACGAACTGATGCAAACATTACATTTAGGGTATTACTATGGAGGAGATCCTAATACGGACGCTCCAACACACTGTGCTCTGCAGGTGTATCTTCCACTCTCTGCCGCTTATACAGGACTTTATTCAGACCCCTTTAATCCGATGCCGGATAATACGGCAGGTAGTGGAGTGTCCTATTTTTCATGCTTTTTAGACTACCAAGTGTCAGAAGCACAATAAAATTAAAAAATTTAGCATATAAAATTGCCTATAATTTTTTCTTATACTTTAGTATCTTTACTTTATGTATTCAGGATTAACTGCCTATCGTCTGACTGATTTTTCGGATGATAAAATAGCACAAATAGAAGACAACCTTACTTTAGTAAACCCGGAGTATAAAAGCAAATTACGTTTTAGTCGGTTCAAACCTAAAGAAGAGGACAAGTATGATTACTTCTTTTACAAAGATTCCAAAAATATTTACTTACCAAGAAACTACTTTTTAAGAGATACTAAGAAAATCGTAGGTCACTCTACCATTAAAGTAAACTCTGATGAATTAGTGCTTCGGGATTACCAAATTCCTTTTATGAAAGAGGTTTTGGAAAGCGGTTTAAATGACTGCGTTTGGAATATGCCATGCGGTCATGGAAAAACTACGTTGGCTATAAACTACATTTGTAAAACTAAAAGGATTACTTTAGTAATAGTTCCAACACATTTTCTTTTAAGACAATGGAAAAAACGTTTTTCAAGATTTAGCACTAATTATACTATATATACTATTAATACAAAAGAAACTATACCTTCTGACTATAATATCTATATATCTACTATTGATACTTTTAAATTACTTAATCAAATTAGTCGAGAGAGAATCGAAAAATTTTGTGAGATGGTAATTTTTGATGAAGCTCATAGAATGGGCGCAACAACGTATCATCCTATTATTTCCAATTTAGGTATTCCAAGCAGATTAGCGTTAACTGCTACTTTTAGAAGAAATGATAAAAGAGAGATTATTCTTTCAAAACATTTTGGTAAAGAGTTCATCATGGATAATCATTTACCAAAAGCAACTGTTTATCCGCTACAAACAAATTTTGAATGCGAAAGAGTTATTAGAGTAAAAACAATTCCAAAACTTTTATTTAAGTACTTTGATGAAGAAGAACTTTCTAAAAATGGAAATGCCTTAATCAATGTTTCAAAGGAATGTGAGAAATCAATATCTTTATTTGCTGACAAAACGCTGAATAAAAAAGATGCTAAAGTAACAAACCATTTTTTAAATAATGTTGTTAAGAAACCGCTTATATCCAATATTGATACTTTTGTTTCAGAAGATGTTAGAAGAACGTATCAAGTTAGAAGACTTATCCAAAAGTGCCTGGATGAAGGAAGAAAGCCACTTGTTTTAGGAAGTCGCTTATCCCTGCTTAAAAAGTTGCATAAACAATTTTTAAAAAGTTATAATTCCGTATTGGTTATTTCCGAAAATAAAATTAAGGATGATGATACGCAAGAAGAGTTACTACAAAAAGCGGATATTATTTTTGGCATCAAACAATTAGCATCTGAAGGTTTGGATGTTGATAGTGTTGATACACTTATTTTAGTAACACCACAAGCGGACACCGAACAAGCAATCGGAAGAATACAACGTATCGCACCTGGCAAGAAAAAGCCTATCGTTTACTTTCTTATTGATAACTGCATGTTCTATCGGTTTATGTTTAATAAAGCGGAAATATCCATGCGGAAAAATGCCTACATAAAAGATACGCAAATATTAAAAGATATTCTGTAACTTTGAAAAAACAACTTCATGGAAGACGTCAAAAAAGTAGAAATTATCGAAAAACACTTTGCTGAAATTATGAAAACTCTCGGACTTGATTTAAAAAGTCCTTCCATTAAAGACACTCCTAAAAGAGTTGCTAAAATGTATGTGCATGAATTGTTTAGCGGTTTAAAAGATGCACCTCCACGTATAACAACTTTCCCAAACCCAGCCTACAATCAAATGATTGTTATGCGGGACATTACCATTTTTTCTTGTTGTGAGCATCACTTTGTACCCATAGTCGGAAATTGCCATATTGCCTATTTACCAAATAAAAAAGTGATTGGATTATCAAAACTTATTCGTGTTGCACAACACTTTGCAGCCAAACCTCAAATCCAAGAAGGACTTACGCAGGAGATAGGTGCTTATTTGCAAAAAGTTTTGGGCACTAAGGATGTTGCATTGGTAGTTGACTGTAAACATTTTTGTTGCAGTATGCGTGGAGCAAGGGACATAAATTCAAGTACAGTTACCACATTTTTAGATGGTGCATTTTTAAATGATACCACAAAGGAAGAATTTTTAATGGCCATAAAATTAAACAAATGATACTTTTATTACCCACACGTTTTTGGTTTTCAGCCATCAGCATTTATCCATTTATCATTATGCGAAGGAATGATTACAGTATAACTTTATTAAACCATGAGTATATACACAACAGACAACAGCGGGAATGCTTAATTATTTTTGCCTACCTGTTTTATATTGTTGAATTTTTGTGTAAATTGCTATATTATAGAAGTGTTTCTAAAGCGTACCGAAACATATCTTTTGAACGAGAAGCAAAATTGTTTGAAAAAGTTGTCGGTTATGCAGGAAGAAGGAAGTCTTATAATTGGTTAAAATTTGTTTATGTTAAGGATAAGCGCTACATCAAGTGATGAACTATTTGTTACTTTATTTCAACTCGAAGTTGGGATGGTTTTTTATTGGAGCGGCGACTTAAATGAAGTTCTGAAAACTATTGCAATTAAAACTCCTGAAGGACAGACATTTTCTGTTAGAGGTGTAACTCCAGGCACTTCTTTATATACACTTTACAATACCTGTTTGGTTGTCGTGGAGAATAGCGGTTATGTTGCTCCTGAAATACCTTCTTAAATGAAGAACCCACTTTACGAAAATTACTGCATAAATTAGGAATGGTATATAATACTACCTGTTTGACGCACAAAAGACTAAAAAAATTAGTTAAAAAAGATGCATTGTAGGTATTTTTAATAATCCCTATGTTTGTACTATTATTAATCAATTAAAACTTTAATTAACATGAGAAAGTTGAAATTTCAACCGGCCTGCAACGTGATTTTGCAGATGAATGCTTTTCAGGAAGTAGAAGCAATCGAAAACGAGGGTAAAATGTACGTGCTGTACCCGACACCTTTAATTAATGGTTCATCAAAAGATGATTCTGATGACATGGACAAATCCCTTGCGAAAGGTGGTAAAAAAGCGGAAAAGGAAGTTGCTCCTAAAAAGAGAAAAACCTACACCGAAGACGAAATGATTGGCATGGACACAAAGGAGCTTGTTAAAATCGCTCGTGAAGAGTTTGACATTGAGCCTGACGATTTTGAAGGCAAAAATTCAAACAAAAAAGTTCGTTTGTTGATTTTGGAAGCACAAGATGGTGGTTCAAAAGAAGCTGATGAAGATGATGAAGACGAAGATGAAAAACCAGCTAAATCTAAAGCAAAAGGCGGTAAAAAAGCATCTGACGATGATGACGAAGACGAGCCAAAAACAAAACCAAAGTCAAAAGATTCCGGCGCAAATTCCGCAATCGTAGCCATCTTGAAAAAGTTGGACAGCAACAAAATTGACGAAGATGAAGCAGCCGAACAACTGACTGAATTGGGCGTTAAAAAAGCATCCAAATTAGTAGATGAGTTCTTAGATTCTGCTGATGTTTCCGTAGAAGAATTTGCAGCCAAAATTGCTGGAGGTGGTACATCTAAATCTTCCGCAAAAGAAGAACCTGCTCCCGCTAAAAAAGGAAAGTCAAAAACTGTTGACATCGAAGAACTTGAAGAAGGCGACGAAGTTGAAGTTTACTTTGACGATGAAGATTCATGGGAAGCGGGAACCGTTGAACAAGTGAAGAAAGGAAAGGTTAAAATCTCCTACGATGATGACACCGAAGGATGGATTACTTCTGAAGACAAAGTAAGAAGAGCCTAAACAGTTTGATTGATTAAAACTCCCTGACAATAAAAGTCGGGGAGTTTATTTTTTATTCCAAAATTAAACACCTTATCATGACAAAAGTAGCAAAACAAAAATCGGAGCAACAGCCGGAAAAAAAATATCCTATCTCAAGAAACGCGAGTAAGCTAATGGACTTACGTGTGTCTGCACGTGAGATAAATAAAGTCCTTGTTCCATTGAGTGCATCCATAAAAGAGTATGTATCAAAAAACGGTCAACTGACTGATGCGGGACACAAAGAAGTTATTGTAAAAACAAAAGCTCATGGCACTATTTCTCTTACTAACATTGTAAAGGAATCTGTAAAAGTAAAATCTTCCGCTATGGAATTTGTAGAAACTTCTGAATTAATTACCCGAAGACAACGAAGTAAACTTCTTGAAACAGTCACCGTACTGAGAGAGGACTTGCTCATAAAAATGGTGGAGAATGGAGAAATCTCGCCTAAAGTTGCTAAGAAACTTGTTGAGATAGTTTCCTCTGAATCTTTTACTCCTAAAATTGTAGAGGCGTAATGAAAAAAGTTGTTAATATAAAAGGCAACCTTGTAAAAATATATACGCTAAGTGATTTGGCTAAGTCTGTTGGTAAAAGTGTGGCTTATCTACGTAAAATGGAAGAACGTGGTTCATTGCCAAGAGCTAATTTCCGCATGAAAAAAGTAAAATTGAAAGATGGTACGTATCGTGAAGGAGCAAGAGCTTATACGGAAAGGTTATGCTTACAGTTGACAGTAATATTTAAAACTTTCCGGCAGGGTAGAAAAATTCCTGATGAACAACGGCAAAGTATTAAAAACTGTTTTGAGGAAGAAAAAGTATTCTTAAAAAATCTAAAATAGAAGGTATGAATGAAAAAACGTCAGGCGTCGTTTATATTGAAAAGGCGCTCACAAAAAACATGGGAAAGTTTAACTCCGCACGAATAGCTGTTGGAATGACACTTCCGATTAATTTTACGGAGGATGATGTTGTCCAGGCAAAAAGAACTGCTCGTAAATTAACTACCTTAGTTGATGAACGATTGGAGAAAGAGTTTGAAGACTTATTTGAAAGTTTCGGTGAACGCCTGTCAACAGATCTCGATGAAGAACCTCTTAAAAGAAGACGCAGATAATGAATGGCTTTTCTCTTATAAAACCCGATTCGGCAATACATACTTTGGGTTCTAAAGAACTTCTTGTGTATTCTTTTTTTATTGCCGATGTTCGGAAAGAAGATGACGCTTTAATTTCTTCTCGGGAAGAATATGAAGTGTCAGAAAGACTTTCTTTTATTGATGCACAGGATGCTGAACATGTTACAAATTACTTGGAGAAGAAAGGACTTATTTCTATTAAAAGAGGAATTGTTTACGTAGGAACTTGTGTTGACAATCAAAAAAATCTTTTTTCAGGAAATGTGGTTGACTTATCCAATGAGTTTAAATTGCTTGTGCGAAAAGCACGTGCGTACAGTAGAACTGCACTAAGTCCTGTTACAAGTTCTCATGCAAAGCGTATGGGTATTGCGATTGAAACATTTAGTGAAAAAGAATTAAGCAAACTTACTGTAAAGGATTTTTATGCCATGTACAATATGGCGTACACCGTAATTGAACAAGCAGAACCACGAGAATTTACCGGAAAGGAATGGGGACAGTTAAAACAATTCATGGGTCTATATGACAAAGCCACCGCATTGAAAGTTATGCTTAACTACATGCTATATTATGAAAAATTCGGTAAAACATTGAGTTTGGGTAGTATGATTTTCTATAAAGATGATGTCATGGCAACAATTAATAAAACAGTAAAAACAAGAAGTTATGGGAGTGAATCAACAGGAGAAGGCTTCTAAAACAAAATACTACCGTGAATGTGGTATATTAGATACTTGGCACGATAAAACATTTGACGATTTTGTTAATGATGAAGACTCAAAAAAAGTCGTTATTAAATATTTAAGTGAAGCAAAACAATGGTACAAAAAAGGAGTGGGTTTATACCTTTACGGCGATAATGGCGTTGGGAAATCCTTACTCCTTAATTGTGCTTTTAAAGAGTTGATAAAACAAGAGTATAGAGTTCGCATTATATCTATGCCTACTCTTATTACTTTATTTACGGCGGGTTGGTCTGATTCATCTGAAAGAAAAAATTTAGTTCGTGTTTTACAAAGTGCTGATTTTTTAGGCATAGAGGAACTTGGTAAGGGGACAAAAACTGATTTAGGAAATCTCGTTTTGGAATCTGTTATACGCTATCGTAATCAAATGAAGAAACCGATATTCATAACCACTAACTCAGCTCCATCTACAATTACCACAACATACAGTAAGGATGTGGCATCTATGCTTAATGAATGTTGTGTTGAATTGCATGTTGAAGGTAAAGATTACAGAAAGCAAATACATTCCGAAAACTTTAAACATTTAAGCAAATGAAAAAAGCTACTGTTGCTGATGAACTATTTGTCGCTTGTTTAAAGAGCAAGGATATAACTACGTTGATGAAAGTAAAAAAGGATTGGCTTGATAAAGATGAGTTTCAAAAGTATCGGGAGATAACAAAGTATCTGCGGTTAAATGGAGAACTTATTGGTGTTAAAACATTCTGCAAAGTTTATTCTTTGGATGATTCTTTGGGTGATAGTAAATCAAATTACTACTTTACTAAGTTACGGGAACGGCATGTAAAATTTTCATTGTTGGAAAAACTTCCTGATATTCTTAAAGCAATTGATAAGAACCCGATGATGTCCTTGGATGAGTTGAAAATACTTGCAAATGCTTTTGACATGGAAGCCGAAGGAAGTAAGGACGCTCACTATGGAGAAAACCCTTTAAAACGTTTAGTTTCTTATAAAGAGAAAATATTAACGCACGGTATCTCTTACTTAGGATGGGGACATCATATTTTGGATTCCGTTTTTGTAGGTGTTCGACAAAATGATTTAGTCACTATTGGCGGTCGTGCGGGTGCTAAGAAAACTTTTCTACTATGTTATCTTGCTATTCTTATTGAAGATTACATGTTTGCAAATGGGATAGACGGAGATATATTATTCATCACGAATGAAATTTCTGACGAGGAGATTATTGAACGACAGGATTGCATACGTTTTAAATTGCCCTATGATGACTTTATAAAAGGACAGTTAAGTAAACGCTATATAAAAACATACCAAAGAGGTTTGGAAGAGATTGAAGAACGTGGTAGTAAAATGATAGTTGCATATAATTCGTCAAGTATGACGGACATTACAACTAAAATTGATTTATATAAACCGAAGATAGTTATGATTGACGGAAGCTACCTGATTAACCCTGCTGAAAAAGAAGGTTGGGAAAAAATTACCCGAATCACACGAGAGCTTAAGCAAATAAATAAACTGAAAAATATCCCTGTAATTAATACTACACAATTAACGAGGTCAGGAGGTAAAAATGGTAAAGCTACTCACTATGATGCACAAGAAGAATTTGCATACGCTAACTCTTATGTTCAGGATAGTGATTTGGCTATTAGAAGTTATCAATCTCCTGATATGATTTATCACATGATACATGGACTTCAAGTTGCTAAAGGTAGGCGTGTAAACCCTTTGGATGAACTAATGTTTCACGCAAATTTAGGAACAATGAATTTTAACTTTTCATTAAACGACTATGATAGTACACCGGCCGAACTTACAGAGTTCTGATTTAATAATTGACACACCATGCACCGTAATGGTAAAACGAAGAATGACTGATGAAAACGGAAAAGCTACAATAACACCAAACTCCAAACGCTTTGTCACGTGGCAGAAATGCAGAGGTATTATTGTGCATCAAAATATACGGCACTTCATTACAGTACACAGTAGCCAAGAAGCGTACACGCTTGATTCTATTACGGTTGAGTCTACGGGAAATTGTCTGAACGTAAAAGACGTGTATGTAAAATCTTTGGTAGAGCTATATCAAAAAATAGTGGAAGTATATTCCAAATTAACCGATGAACAAATAAAGGAAGCTCTCCGAAGACACCAAGACGATAAAAACATAATCATTTCAATTCTTTAGTTATGAATATTACAGAGATTCGTATTTACGTTATTAGCTTTCTTGTCCTTAATTTGCTATTGGTATTGGCTGTAATTTTATTACGCAATGCAGTAGTTTCTAACACAAGAGTTCTCCTTAAATTAAAAGTGGAGTTTGCAAAACTCGAGCTTAAACTTCGTGATTTACAATCCAGCATGACAGATCATAAAGTTGCCTTTAGAGCAAGTGCATCAAGCATTGTTCAAAATTTAAAAACATTGATTACTGCTATAAAAGGTTCGGATGGACAAAAATGATTTGCTCGTTATCTTTTCTGCACATACGCCTAAATTAATGTACAATGGACAAATTCGTATGGAATGTCCGTTCAGAGAAAATCATGATGGTGTAGAAAGTACGGGCGACGGGAGTAAATCGTTCTTTGCCACTCCTGATAGAAATACCTATCATTGTTTTTCTTGCGGAGCAAAAGGAAGACTTTCCATTTTACTTAATCAGCGTTTTGATGTTCCTTATTTTGATGCTCTTTCTCTTGTATCGTTAACAAAAGACGATGCACCAAAAAAAGTGGAAACTTTTGAGTTGGATACGAAGTGGGATATTGTCCCACCAAAATATTTTTTAGAGCGTGGTTTTAAACCTTCTACACTAAACCATTTTAGGGTTGGAACTATGCTCGATGAAAAAAAGCATGAAATTATCTGTATTCCTTTTTTTGACAAACATGAATTGAAAGGAATTAAATACCGCATTAATTACCCAGACAGGTTTTTTTGGTATTCTCCAGGTTTCAGAAAAGGGGATTATCTCTATAACAATGGTAATTATCCGTATGCGATTGCTGTTGAGGGAGAAACGGATGTTTGGCGGTTGTATGAATACGGATACAATGTAGTAAGTACATTAACAACATCCGTTACAGAAATGCAGTTGGAGCTGCTTTCAAAATTTCCAATATTGTATTTGGCTTATGATACGGATGCTCCAGGCGTTAGAGCTATGAAAAAAATTTATGATGCTTTACACATGCATACAGAAATACGGTTTATAAATTACCCTGCAAAAGACCCTGATAAATGCCGAAAAAGATTTTTTGACAAAGCATTTAAAAATTATTGTAACTACGCTGAATTTAAAATGTTAGCTTTATGAGTAAGTCTATGGATAAAGAAAGACGTGAATTGAAACATGATTTAATACGTCTTATGATTTTTGTAAAAGTTTTTGGACTTCCTATTTATGGAAAAAATTTTTCAAATACTTGTACCGGAAGATATAATATGTACGATTACTTTCACAGGAAATATCATTGGAGTGAAAATAAAATAAACAAACTCTGTGGCATTCTAAGTGCCAATGGAATTTTTCACCGAAATAAGTCTGATGAAGGCAACTTATATTACATGTATAATTTTGTAGCGGTTAAAGAGTATGCAAAGTTTCTCCATTACTATCTGCCTATACACTAAAAAGTTTTCCCAAAATTTGGGTTATAAACAGTTCTTAACAAATCTTATTTTTAATCATTAAACAAATCAATTATGCCTACAAAAACTCGTAGACGTGGTGATGACGACGAGGAAGACGTTGCTCCACGCAGAAAAAGAACCACTTCAGAAGATGAAGATGACGACTTTGATTCCAAACCAAAAGGAAAGGGATGGGGTGCTTTGGCTAAGAAACGTGCTGAACAAGCGGATTCTGACGAAGAACACATTCGTGAATTTTGGTTGAAGAGCGGTGAGTCAGCCGTTATTCAGTTTATTTCTCCTGAACCTTTTTGTCTTGACGGACACATGGTAAAATTTGATTCGGGAAATAAAAATTGGAGTTTTACACCATGCCAATTATCTGAACAGCGTTATTGCCTGATGTGCAGAGAAAAAATTAAAAAGACATGGAAGGCGGCTTTTAAAGTCCTTGACTATCGTGGCACGTGGGATAAGGACAAGAGCAAGTTCAAACATGACACGCAGATTGAAAAACTGTGGTTGGTTGGAGCTACTACTGCTGAGCAGATTAAAACCTTTATTGACAAAAAAGGAAAAGCACTTACCGATGTTGTATTTGAAGTTACTCGTTCCGGCAAAGGAAAGAACACTACCTACAATGTTGCAGTAGCTTACGATGAAGACAACGACGACAGGCCTTTCAAACCTGTTAGGTTTAAAGAGCAATTTCCGAAAGTTGACAAACTTATGAAACCCTTAACGGACAAAAAGTTGGAAGCAAAAGGTTTTTCTGCTCCTGATGAAGATGAGGATTAACTGAGGTGTTTTGAAACGGTTAGTTTAATTTGGTAAAATTACAGTTGCTATATTTCTGCTTGTTAGTTGCTGTGGATGAGAGTTCAAATCTCTTGCCGTTTCCAAAAAAGAAAGATGAAATACGAAAGTTTATATACAGAGCGTTCCATTGTGGAATATCTAAAAGATGCTGATATTATTGTTTATGATACTGAAACAGATGGTCTTGCTTACATGGCAAGTATTTTAGGTGTCGCATTATACAATCCGCATAAAGGTTATCCTGTTTTTATACCTACTGATATATTCAGTAATGGAATACCGGAATCTACACTATGCAAAATTTTGAATAAAGTTTTCAAAGGTTTACGTGGTATAGCTCATAATTCAAAATATGACAATATTGTTTTGAAAAGCCGTGGAGTAACGCCACCTGAACTTTTTGCGGATACACAACTAATGTGCCATGCGTACAATCCTGATAATCTAAAAAAGTTAGAGGTTCGTGTTGCGGAAGATTTAAAAGTCCATAAACAAACTTTTGAGCAAGTAATTGGTAAAAAGTGGCATCGAATAAATTGGCAACAAGAAGGCGATTCGTTATATGATGCACTTGCAAAATATGCTTGTGAAGACGCTTATTACGAATATCAACTGTATCTCTTTTACAAAGATAAAGTAGTCGAAGATGGCTTAACTACTGTACTTGAACGTATTGAATATCCGTTAGTGGATGTGCTTTGTGGTATGAATATTCACGGTATAAACATTGATACTGATGTTTTAAAAGACCTTGATTCTAAGGTCACTCTCTCGAAGGGCGTTATCATTGACGAAATTTATGATGAAGCGGGTTCGGTGTTTAATATAAATTCAGGAAAACAAAAAGCGGAAATACTTTATGACAAGTTAGGCTATCCTGTTTTGAAACGCACGAAGAAAGGTGACAGAAGTACTGATGCTGATGTACTCGAAAAACTTGCTACAAAAGGTTACAGAGTGTGCAGTTTGCTTGTTGAATATTCCACACTACAAAAACTGCATTCGGGATATATCGAAGGCATTCCTAATCTTATTGACAATGATGGAATGTTGCGGTGTAATTTTAATTCATCAGGTACACGCACAGGAAGAATGAGTGCGGACAGTCCTAATCTACAAAATCAACCAAACAATAAAGATTTTCCTGTACGTAAAGCGTTCATCGCAAGTCCGGGCTCAAAATTGCTTATTGCGGATTACTCTCAAATTGAATTACGCATTATGGCTCATGTAACGGGAGATAAACGTTTTATGAATGCATTCTTAAATGGTGAAGATATTCATGGTCGTGTTGCTGATGACTTAGGTATTGAACGTAAACAAGCAAAGACTGTAAACTTTGGTGTATTATACGGTCTTGGGCCTGACGGTTTAGCGGAGTTTTTAGGAATATCTTCTAAAGAAGCAAAAGTAATGATTGATAATTACAACAGTACGTATAAAGGATTCTATGAATGGAAACAAAAAATTGAACGGATGACCTTGCGTACGGGAGAAGTTCGCAACATGTTTAATCGTGTGAGAAGACTTCCTGATATTCACTCCGAAAATAAAGGATTGTATTACGCATCTGTACGAAGGGCGGTAAATACCGTTATACAAGGAAGCGCAGCCGATGTTATTAAAATTGCTATGGTTAAAGTGGCAGAACGTTGGAAGCGTGAAAATATTCCTGCACACATTTTATTACAAGTACATGATGAATTAATTTGTGAAGCTCCAATTCCGTTTGCACAAAGAGCTTATGACCTTATGATATACGAAATGGAACATGCTGTTAAGTTACACGTTCCCTTACTTGCTGACGGAAAAATCTGCGATAATTGGGCGCAAATGAAAGACGATAATTTCAAATCACTTAATCTAAATAACAACAACTTATGGATTCCATTAAACTAACAGTAGGAGCACTACAAAAAAAGTATGGTGACAAAATCATACGCACGGGTAATGAATTAAAAGACATTCGCAGAGTTCCGTTGAATATACCTTCCTTTGACTATGTAACCACGGGAGGTATAATAATTAATCACATCACAGAATTGTACGGAGATTTTTCATCCTTAAAATCTTATTTCATGTATAAAGCTCTTGGTGAGTTTCAGAAGTATGATTGGGCTAATGATGTTCCTGGCGTAATTATGGGTGTTGAAAAACCTACTCGAAAAGGCGGGGAAGAAAAACTGATTCTTAAAAGAGGGTACAAACCTATCAAGCCACCAATGCGTAAAAAAGTAGCACTGATTGATGTAGAAGCAAGTTACGTAAAAACGTGGGGTAAAATGCTCGGCGTTGACAATGAAGAATTACTGCATTGTATTCCTGAAAGTTTAAATCAAGCCGTTGACATTACTACCGCACTACTTTCAGATCCAGAAGTTTGTTTCATCGGCTTTGACAGTATGATTGCTACGGGTTCTGATGCTGAAACTGATAAATCTATGGAGGACGAACAAATGGCTGTAAATGCTCGTTTTTGGAATAAAGCCGCTCGAAAAATAAAAGGTTTTATGAACAAAAATACAAACGGAGCTATTACGTTCATGGCAATCAATGGCTTCTATGACAAAGTGGGAATGGTGTTTGGAAATCCTGAAGTTGTAAAAAATGGTAATCAGTTCAAATTGACAAAAGACGTTTCTGTACGTACAGTCACCTTGAAGGAGCATAAATTAAAAGTTGAAGGAAAAGAAATTATTGCCGGAAGAAACATTGTTTTACGAAATAAAAAGAATAAATTTGGAACTCCATATTTGGAATCTACTCTTTACTACTCTTTCATTGATGATGGGTTCTTGAAAAAAGGCGAAACAAATGTTCTTGAACAACTTATTGAATTAGGTATTCAAATGGATTTGATTGAACGAACCGGACACACGTATAAATTCGGTACTGAGAAAGGTGTCGGTATGGAAGCATTCAAACGTGTATTACACGAAGGAGGTGGTTGGAAAACGCTAAAAAAGGAAGTTTATAAAAGAATAAACGGAGACGCATAATAAAATTTTTAACCAATTTTTTCACCAAACAAAAAGTCATCATTATGGCAAAATCGTTATTCGTAGCATTGGCTACACTCGCAATGAAAAGTTTCACAGAAGAAACTGAAAAACCAACCGCAGCAAAAGCGCAAAAACACTTGGAAAAACATTTAGCTTTCCCTGCAACCGTAGAGAAAGATGAAAATGTACCAGGTGGATTTTATGTTACTGTCGGTAAAGGAAAGAACGCCGAATCCTTTTCGGTAAAACCAAAAGTGGTAAAAGCAAGTCCTAAAGTGGATTCTTCTACGGAAGATTCTGCTGATGACAAATAGTTATCACTAAAAACATTTAGTAGGGCGACTGTTATGGTTGCCCTATTTCTTTTTAAACTAAACAAGATGGGACTACCAAAATTTTTTAATAACAAAGAAACTACTCGCTCACGTTCAGGGAAACAAGAATCCCGAATCGCAAAAGATTTGAAGGGCGGTACATTTATAAACTCAGGAGCTACATTTAAACAGAATGATATATTTACCGATTTTTGTGAAGTGGAAGCAAAAACTACAAAGTTTAAATCTTTCAAACTTGACTTGGAGGAATTTAAAAAATTGGAGAAAAAATGCAGTTCCACAAAGATACCTTTTATGGTAGTACAATTTGAGGATAGTAAGAAGAAACAGTTGGCAGTGCTGAACTACCATGATTTACTGTATCTTCTCGAAAAAATTAATCAAAAATAAGCAGTTGTTTTTATTCTTATGAATGAGTATATTTATTACAAGTTAGTCATTAAACAAAACCCAAGCACATATAAGTGCAAGATAGTGGCTTGTAAGATTGACAAAAAAACTGATAAGCTAATTTCTACGAAAACAATCGAAAAAAATCTCGACTTAAACGTTGCAGAGAATCGTATCTATATTTTGGAAAAAACAAAATTTCGTAACACTAAATGAATTAAAAATGAAAAAGTATTATTTCTTTCGGCTCTTTTTTGAAAAAGGAAAACCTCGTGTCCGTGCTTTAGGTGGACAGGTTATGACAGTACCTTCTTTTGTTGGAGCACCTCCTACAACCGTTATTGATGAAAATAAGAATGTATCTTCTGACCATGAGATACGTACACATCTTAGCGTAGGAGATATTCTAATATCTGACAACCTTACGGACAAAGGCACCTTTTACAAAACCACACAAATTTGGTCGTACAAAAATTTAGGAGATTCCCTTGAACGTTTTAATGCACCTCCTGAAGCATGTAAAGCGTATGAAGACTTTTTATCAGGAAAGAAAATTACTCTTGCTCCTGATGCTACTACTTCTAAAACAAGTAAAAAAGATTCTTCAAATGCATCTTCGGTAACAAGAAAATCTTACTTCAGTCGTTTGCGTATAAAATATCCGTTACCTTCTATTGCAGAGTGCGGGTTTTTCATTAGTGAAGATATTTACTATTATGCAATACGTAACTACTTTAAAAATGAACCTACTCTTTTACTTGGCCCGTCCGGAACAGGAAAGACAGAAGTTATTCAGCTAATTGCAAAACAAATTGATGTTCCATACAGAGAAGTTGACATGGGAGCTATGTTAGATCCAATTTCAGGTCTTTTAGGAACGCACCGATTAAAAGGTAAAGAATCCATGTTTGACTATGCTCCGTTCACACAGTACATTCAGGAAAAAGGAATTGTATCTTTTGAAGAATTATCAAGAGCACCTGCATCCGCAAACAACATATTATTTCCGTGTTTGGATTCAAGAAGATACCTACCTGTTGACATTGCAGATTCAAGTAGTAAAACAAAAATAATGGTGGATGATGAATGCTCTTTCTTTGCTACCGCAAATGTGGGAATTGAATACACAGGAACTTCTGTTCTCGACAAAGCATTACAAAGTAGATTCCTACCTATTGAAGTTGGTTACTTATCACATGAAAATGAAGCACGGGTTTTAAAAGTACGTGCTAAAATTTCTCAGGAAGATGCTGACAAGATTGTGCAATACTCCAATGATATACGTGACCTATATTTGAAAGGAAGAATCGGTAATGTTGTTGGTACGAGAGAATCGTTGAAAGCAGCTTTTCTTGTAAGAGATGGTTTGACTGCGTATGAAGCATTCCGTTTAATTGCCTTACCGTTATTTGAAGGCGCTGAATCAGACCCTGCATCTGAAAAAAACATCATTAAGTCAACATTAATTTCAAGGTAATGAAAAAACTATCATCACGAAGAATAAACAGTCTTACAAAAGACTGGTTTAAATTCAGAGGTAAAAACTTTGTGTTTGTTACTGAACAAGCTAAAAAATCATTTACGGATAGGTGTTTGGACGAAACCGTTTACAGTTCTATCTATGGTGGTATCTTTGTCAGAGAGGCTCTTGCAAAAGCATTGCCTTTGGGTAGGAATATCATTGTTTCCATGAAGTTGAAAAGCAATCCTGAATTATTAGTTTTCCCAAAAGGGGAAAGTTACACCAATGGAAAAACCATTGTGGTTTCAACAAGTTGTTTTGAAGATTCAGAGATAGATACAGGAGAAGCGTTGGATGTTTATATCGGTCTTGTAATACACGAAGCGGGACACGTAAAATACACCGATTTTAATAAGTACTCAGCGTGCGCAAAAAAATCTGAATTGCATAAAACTATCCTGAATGTTATAGAGGATGAGATGTTAGAACGATTAGTTGCTGAACGAAGACCGGGTTTTGGTATGTTTTTGGAGAAAACAAAAAAGTATTACTTTGAAACGCTGTACTTACGAAAATTAAAAGAGGAAATGGCAAGTAGTACAAAAGCTCCTACCGAATTAAATAAACTATTAAATCTACTGTTACGAATTATCAGGTATCCGTTGTATCTAAGTAAAAAGGATATTGAGTTTTTCTCCAAAGAGTTATCTGAAATAAAAGAGTTGTTTAAAATTTTTCCTGTAAGTACTGCTGGTTCAGTTTCCATAACAGAAGAAATTTACAAAATATTGTTGAAGTATATTTCAGAAGAAGTTACAAAAACCATTTCTAAAAAACGTTCAGGAGAAAGTGGTGAAGGAGAGAGTGGTGGTTCTGATGAAGACGATTCTGAAAGTGATTCTGATACTTCTGAAAGCGATGACACGGATGATTCCGATGAAGAAGATAGTGGAGATGCTCCCGACATTGCAAAAGATTTTGAAAAGTTAATTGAGAAATCTATTGAAGAAGGTGATAGTGATGAAACTATTCTTGAGAAAGTATATGCTGAAGCTGTGAAATCGTTTGAGGAAGAAAGTAAAAAGTTATCTAAGGAGCACTCGCTCGACAAGTTTTTTGAATCGGGAAATGCTGAAGTTGCCGAAAGTATTCCAAAGGATATTGATAAAATATTAAAGCCTTCTGATTCTGATGAATGCTCCGTCGAATCTCCAATATTTTTTCACAAAGTTGAAAAAGATTCTATTACCTATATGGATGAGTACAGAGATATTCGTAAGTATATACCGGCGGTAAGGAAAATGCTTTTGTATAACGACTATGAGAACAAGTACGTAATAAAACGAATGCACAATGGTAGATTTGATGCGTCTAAAATAGTTGACGCATATCAGGGCGTGCAGGACGTATATGAATTGCAAGGATTACACAAAACCGAAAAGATGGCTGTATGTCTTGTGGTTGACCTTAGCTCTTCAATGGGAGGAAGTCGCATAAAAGCAGCAAAGAAATCTGCTATACTTCTTTACGAATCGTTCTTAGGAATAAAAAGTGTTGACTTATATGTGTATGGACACTCCGCAGATATTACTACTCGTAACTCAACTGACATATACACATTCATTGAGCCTGGACATAACAGTAAATTTAATTTGGGAAACATTTATGCTAAATCACAAAATCGTGACGGAGTTGCTATAAGAGCTATCGTTGACAGAGTACGTACATTTACTGATAGAAAAGTTCTGATGTTTTACATAGCAGACGGAAATCCGTGTGCAAGTGGTTACAGTTCCATGCCACATGTTAAAGAAGAAGTTTTACGTGCCGAAAAAAAGGGATTTGATATTTTGAATATTGCTATTGAAGCGCACTATTCTCCTGATGCAATGTTCAAGCATTATGTGAAGTTTACAAACATGGATGAACTTCCAAGACAGCTTACCGCTATCGTTAAAACACAACTACTTAAAAAACAAACACACACAACAAAAATATCTGCATTATGAGTATTGGAAGAATCTTAAAACAAAAACTTTCCGGCGTAGAAACGTTAGAGAATTTAATTGACAAAGAGTTGAAGAACCGCCCGAAGTTTTCTATGGAGCGTCTTATTGAAACCGCTAAAGATTTATCTTCTTACGTGGAAGACGGCGATGTTGACGTTGACGTTTTAAATAAGAAGTTCTTTGCATTACACGAAGCCTTTTACGCAGATAAACCACGAAGGAAAGGAGTAATATCTCCAAGCAGTTTGCGTAATGAATGCGAACGAAAATACTATTATTATTTTACGGGAGCTGAAGAAACTGATGAAGTTGTACGTGATATTGATGGAAGAACCCAGCGCATATTCGATGTTGGTACATGGTGGCATACGTATATCCAAACTGCCTTGTGGAAAGCGGGTGTATTAGAGAAGTCCGAAGTTCGAGTGCGTAACCGGAAAACAAAAGTGTACGGTTCTACGGATGGTAAGATACATTTCAATAAAGAGCGAATGATTCTCGAAATAAAAACCATGAACAGTTTCACTTTTGCTAAAGGAAAACACGGAGTTCTTGACGACCATAAATATCAAGCAACGATATATGCAAAGGAAAGTGATATTCACAAGATATGTTTTATCTATCTTAATAAGGATACGTCTGAAATAAAAGTTCATTATCATAACGTGGAAGAAAAGACCAAAAAGTTAATTGACAACAAAATAAACTTTATACATAATTCTGTAAAAAATAAAAAAGCTCCTGAACGTGTTTGTGAATCTCGAAAAGATAAACGTGCATGTGAATGTGCCTTTAGAAAACTTTGCTTTAATATAAAGTAGTACCATGATAACAGATAAAACATACCACGTTTATTTTGACGGAGCATTCAGTAAAGGCGGTGTTATTGGTTGGGGATTTATAATTAACAAGTGGAGCGATTCTAAACAGAAATACATGAAGCACTATTCCGACTGCGGTACGGTTACTATTGAAGAAGGTACTGTGCAAGTTGCGGAATTTTATGCTCTTGCTCAAGCAATGCAAACGTGCCTTGACTTAGACATTGAAAGTTCTATCTTATTTATCGGTGACAATAAGCAGATAATAACACAGATGAGATTTCCTGATTCTACTATTGTAATGAGAGCACGTTCTATGGGAATGAAATCTTACTATAAATGGCTTTTAATATGCAAGTCTTTAAGTAAACAATATATTGGCGTTTCTTTTAAATGGTTGCCGAGGGAACATAATAAGTTTGCCGATGAATTATCAAAAGAATTTAGAAAATTAAAATAATAACTACTATGGATATAACACCACTACAATTTCTACAAGAACTTAAAAATGGCAAGAGCGAAAAAGAGTTAAATATAAAAAGTGATTTAACCATTGATATAACCGAATTTAAAAAATTAATTGAAATATACGGACATACCATTGCAAGTGCGACTGAACATTTACAAACTGATTATTCAAATGGTTTTACGATTTGCAAAAAGTGCGGAAGTTTTTATACGCTTGGTAAAGGTTTCACAAAACACTTATCAAATGGTTGCTTAAATTGCGAAGGTGAGGAAAAGCACAAAGTATATTTTGTAAACGCATCAGCACCGAGATATGGCGGTTTTCCAGCAAGGTATATGAGTGTTATGTTTGACGATGGTTTGCATTACTGTAAAGACAAACTAATAATTGGAAAGTATAAAAATGAAGTTGAATTTTAAATTTTAAAATAATCATTATGATACGTAAAAGAACATTCCGAAATTCTCAAGCTCATACGCTTTACCGAGAAGAATTTAAAAAAGTAACTAAACCTGAATCAGAAGCGCCTTCTTTGCCGACAAGCATCAGCAAACTTACTTCTGACAAACTTTCAGACCTGATGTTACGATATACCGCATGGCGTGAATTTACTGAAGACATCCTGAATGATTCTTTGGTAGAGTTCACGGTTGCGAAAGAACAGTACGATAATGCATACCAAATCGAGTACCTGAGAGCTGATTCCAAACTGAAAGTCAAGGAAAAAGAAGCACTCATAGATACATTACCTACTATTCACGAAAAATACTTATATTTGCAAGAGGCTGAGCTGTATCACAATCTTATACTGCGGAAGCTCGAAAGTTTTACTAATTGTTTAACCATTATCTCAAGAGAGATAACTCGAAGACAGGGAATGCCTTAATGAAGAAAGGAAGCACTCATAGAAACACATGGAAGCGTTTTGAACGTATCGTTGCATCCTTTTTTGGCTCAAGAAGAACGCCACTCTCCGGCTCCAATTCGGGCCACAATACACAATCCGATACACTACACCCTGATATTTATGTGGAAGCTAAGTTTAGAAGCGATTTTTCGGTTTATACATTATTTCAAGACACAAAAAAGAAAGCAAAAGCAGAGAATAAAATACCCGTTGTCGCCCTAAAGAAAAAGGGAACAAACGGTTTTTTGTTACTTATTGAAATGGATGACTTAACAAAATTATCTGACTTAAAAAAACTATCCAATGAGTAGCACAGAACCAAAAGTATTAAAAGTAAAAAATTCTACTGACTGCCAAAAACTTTCAGGCAGTATTGTATCTGCACTTTCCGAAGAAGGAAATTCAGGAGTTATCCTTGTCCGTGTTATAGGAGCGGGCGCACTTAACCAGGCAATCAAAGCTCAAATTCTTGCAAAAGAAACGTTCTCCAAAAAAGGAAAAACCGTTAAATGTGAACCATATTTTGAAGACTTACCTGATGTTACATCGGAAAGTGGAAAACCAATCACTTCCATCGTATTGAAAATGTCCTTGGAGAACACAAAATAATTTGGAAAAATCTTTCAAAAATAGTTGCAGAAATAGTAGAACCGTGCTATATTTACGTAACGTTATTATCAGCTAACGTTTCAATACGCTGATGTCACTTTCAAATGCTAAATATCATGGCTAAGAAAACAGCAAAAAAAGCAGCTCCTAAAAAAGTTGCTAAAAAAGCACCCGTTAAGGCGGCTAAGAAATCTCCGGCTAAAAAAGCACCTGCTAAGAAATCTTCAGGTTCCGGAACAAAAACAGCAGCTTAAAAGGCCAAAAAAACTGGGAAAAGAGAAACGCACTGTTTCTCTTTTTTTATTTTAAAGAATAACTAATTAAAATCATTTTATGAACGAACAAATTAAAAAAAGGGCAGTAGTTGTCCTATCGGGAGGACAAGACAGTACCACTTGCTTGTACTTAGCATTGTCTAAAGGCTATGAAGTTTTTGCTATAACCTTTGCATACGCACAAAAACATTCTGTTGAAATAGCATGTGCAAGAATGCTCACAGCAAAAAACAACATTCCACACAATGTTGTCGACATCAGTTTCTTAGCTCAACTAAGCGACTCTGGGCTTGTTAATTATGAGAAGTCTGTTACGGAGTTAAATGAAAAAAGTTTACCAAACTCTTTTGTGCCTAACCGAAATCAGCTCTTTTTTACGATAGCACATGCTTTCGCACAACAAGTAGGCGCTTCTGTTATCTTCTTAGGCGCAAGTCAAGTAGATTATTCAGGCTACCCTGATTGTAGAGAACCTTTCTTAATGCAATTAAAGGAGGTAACTAATTTAGGTAGTATGTCTGATATTTCTTTGGAGTTACCACTCATTAATTTATCCAAAGCAGAGACTTTTGCTCTTGCAGATTCTTTGGGTGTGTTAGAAGAAGTAATAAATAATACACACACTTGCTACAATGGTATTCGTGATGAAAACTATTGGGGTGCGGGCTGTGGAAAATGTCCTGCTTGTGAAATAAGAAAAAAAGGTTTTGATGAATACAAAGAAAGTACAAGAGCTCATTGAGGTATATAAGTCTGATTTAAAAGTCACAGGCTTTAATGTAGTCACAGGTAAGATTTACTACAATGATTTAGATAAGGACATTTTACGCTCCTTAAAGTTGCAGAAACTTTCCGACTTTGCTGTTCCAATTACAGGCACGGTTAATATTTACATGGAAACCAAGATACAGGCTATATGTCCGTATCGAGGTTCTCCCGATAGCTCAAACGTCATTATACAGTTTACAGCTGTAAACAAAGCGGTGGAGCTTGGGTTGTTTTCTGACTTAAAAAATTTTTTATGTTCTGTTGCATATACACATGAGGACATTGTAGTTTTTATGCATAAATTACTTTCTTCTGTGGGCGCTAAGAATATAACGATTGAAATGGATGCAAGTCCTATTATGAGTATGGTATATAAAGTAAAAAAGTAATAGTATGAAAATTATTTTTAATGAGCAAGTAATGCTTCAAAGGTTAACACGGCTTCCTTCTATTAAGTGTGAAAAAATAGTGGATGCCCTTATTAGTTCTAATTTAGGTTACATTAGTGATTACTTGGGCGTAGAACAAACAAATTATGGTTATCGGATGTCTAATCAAGGCTACCAAACAAAAGCAAAAAATAGGGATAGCTACGCAACATTTTTTGATTTAAAAGTTGCTCCTTACTTGATAGATACTCGCCTCGCACTTCAAGAAATAATAGGCACTCCTATCAGTATTAATAACACACGACCTGTTTTTCATGTTCTTACAAACTCAGGTGTCGTTAAAGACCACAAAGGCAGTCATAATGATATGGGAATATGGACTAATGATACTGATTATGATAAGTCTCGGCATAATTATTACACAATGGTTTTTTACCCGAAGTTGCCGGATGAAGGCGGAGAAATTGAATTTTATTTTGATGGCACAACTATACGAGTAGAACCAAAACAAGGGGACTGTTTTCTTTTTAATAGTTGGTTGGCTCACGATATACTTCCTTTTAAATATGGTACAAGAGTAACAATGGTAACACAGTTTAAAGTAGCAAAAAATAAAAAGTCTTATGAATACGTTTAGTAAAGAAGTTTTTTTGGACTTTGCAAGAAGTCAAAATTTTGTTTTTGATAGTAGTAAAATTGTATCATGCTCTCTATATGAAAAAGACGTTTATGGAACAATACCTTATTACACCGATTTTAGACCTGATACAAAGTTTGAGCAGTTGGTTATTGAAAATAATCCATACATATCTTCTGTTATGGAAGTTTTTGGTGGGGAGTCTGTTGACGCTTTGGATTTACATAAGTCAATTAAAAAATTAGACGTTTACTCTATTGATATAGACAACTATTTTAAAAAGCATAAAGGCATAACGTACATAAAAGGAGATTGTATAAATAAAAAGTATAAAAAAACAGACCTAATTTTTGTCGGATCTAAACCGAGCATAAATAATTTTTCTCTTGAACAAATTAAAAAGTTTCTGCATAATGCACATTCCAGCTTAAATGAAAAAGGCTTTTTAATTATTTCATTAAATCAGGTCAACAAGTTATTCAATACCTTACAATTTAATTATAATTCAGGTTACACCGCAGGAAAATACCACGTAGCTTATGTTGGTGGCCTATATGACAATCCTATTACATCAAGACAGGAGCTTTATGATTTAGTATTGCTTTATCAGGATGCCCATTTAGAAAAATTCGTTAAAGGGTACTTTTTAGGAGAACACTCAAATAATATGCTGTCTTTTGATGTACTGCAATTTTTGGCTGAAGAGGAAGGTTTTGTGTATGAGCCGTATTACAATAATTACTATGGTTTAGGTAAGTATGTATTTAGCAGACGCAACTAAAAATAAGGGAATAATGTATTTCTCTGCATCGTCACGAAAGGATGCCGAATTTTTGTTTAATTTTGGCATCAATGATATATTGGTTTCCTACCACTACATAAAAAAGAATCTTTCCTTTTATCCGGACTTTCTTAAAGCTATAAAGGATTCAGGAGGTCATTTTATGGTTGATAGTGGGGCGTTCTCTTTATTAGCAGATAGAAATTTTGATGGTGTTAACTATGATTGGGAAAAATACATTGATGAATACGTAGGTTGGTGCAATAGGTATAAGGAGTACATTACAGTAGCGGCTAATATGGATATGGAAGGATTGGTGGGAGCTGATTTAGTCGATTACTGGAATGATAAATTTTTTAAACCTCTTGAAAAGCACATGGATGTAGTTTATGTTGCACACGGATGTGATAGGCACGATATTTTTAAACGTTTCAAAGAGTACTGTATTAATTATGGGTACGTTGGTGTGTCGTCGTCATCAGATGAGTATGATAAAGCGGGGAAGTTCTATACAATTGCTAAAAACTACAATGTTCGGATACATGGTTTTGGATGGACATCAATACCTAAGCTAAAATCCTTTCCTTTTTATTCTGTTGACAGTACAACTTGGTTAGGAGGTGTGCGTTATGGTACGTCTTACAACTATGATGGAAAGAATTTTAGGGTAAATGCCTACTATAAAAAGTATGTACGAAAGGGTGACAAAGTTCTTTGTAGAAAATATGGTATAAACTATACTAACTTAATGTCAGAGGAACGTGAGTCTGTAAATGGTTATAATCTTATTGGTTGGTTAGGTGCTCGAAAAGAATATTTACGTATGGCTAACCTTAAACTTAAAAATAAAGTTGTTTCTTTTTATGATAAAGCATAACTTCACAATATGGCAAAGAAAGAACCTAAAAAAGTAGTTCCCGAAAAGGAGTTATCTCTACTCGAACAGATAAATGAAAATCTGAAAGTACTCAACTATGAGAACTATGAAGATGAGGATATAAAAATGAAGGCGTATCAACGTGTTGTTTGTCCTTTTTACGCAGGACACATAAACTGTCTTGGTTGCTTACAAACTATGGATAACCTTGAAACATGTGCAGACGAATACCGTGAACGTATTCCGCATAGACCGATGCTTAAATGGAGTCCTGAATATTTTGCTGTTGAAGAACGACAAGTTGAAATAAAAAATAACTTTTCAAGAATGGCATGTGATTCATGTTATTTCTCTGATAACTGCCCACAATATAAAGCAAAAGCTACGTGTACTATTGATTGGAAAAGCGATTTTCACACGCTTGACACCAAAGCTCAGATTGATGTGCTTATACAATTACAAGATACTCGTTTGAATATAGCCAGGACAGCGGAGTTAAATGACGGAGGAATACCTGACCAAAACTTGTCCGCTGAGATGGATAGAATGGTACGTCTTATTGAAACACGAAGTAACATCGGAGCTAATCGTTTTTCTTTTAGTGTAGAAGGACAAGGAGCTGAAGGTGTAAAAAGTGGTACGGGAATACTTGCACAGTTATTTGGCCCTAAAAAAGAAGAACCTCTTCAAATAGAGGAAAGCAAAGAAGCTACAATTCCAATAACGATTCTTGCAGAACCCGAATTTAAAGAAGAATTAGTAATCGAAAAAAAGAGAAAACGTGGAGAAACAAAATAAAAACAAGAAAAAACGGTATCGAATTGATTACCGCCATTTACCTGCTGAATGCAGAGCTATGATTGATGTTATTAATCTGATGGAATCGGATGAAGAATTACTTACAAAAGAGTCGCTGCAAAAAGCAATCGGCGATGATGAAAAAATAATGCAACAACTGTTGGATAAGGAAATATCTTCTACATTTAAACAGTCAACCATAAATGCACATTTGGATAACTACACTCGTTTAATAAGAGCTAAAGAATTTATTGAGCTTTACATTCAACCATTATAGGTTATGGGACACCGACAACAAATGAACGATGCTCAACGATTAGATTGGGATGTTATGCAGTATAAAAAACGTCTTGAATCGCAAAAAGGGAGTAACTATGCTTATTGGAACACTTCTTTTGATAACATGCTTGACAATGGTTGGGAACTTGTTACTTTTGTAGACAGGTTTAAAAATACTGAATATGCAACTTCCAATGAAGATAAAGCAAAAGCTGTTGTTAAAGCATTACGAAGTGAGGAACATTTTGCTCGTATTGTATGTGGCTATTCTCAAAACAAACAAAGGATAAAAATGTATTCTGTAATCTATAAAAAGAAACTATGAAGGGATTAATATTAGACGCTCTATATCCTACTTATCAGGGCGAAGTAAACGTGAGAGGCATGGGCGCTCCTGTAATATTTTTACGATTAGGTGGTTGTCACTTGAGGTGCTATAAAAACACGTTGGATACATTGTGTGATACTCCTGAATCTTTAAAAAGAAATGAAGGAAGAATTTTAACTCCAATGCATATACTACGCAATGTGGAGGTAATGAAAACTATGACCGGAATTGATATGATAACGGTAACAGGTGGAGACCCTTTGTGGAATGATACTGAATTACTCCGTGAATTGTTTACCGGCTTAATCAGTTTGCACATGACTATCTCTATTGAAACTTCCGGCACACTCTCTCATTTACCGTATGCAAATTTGAATTGTTTAAATTGGGTGTTTGATTATAAATTACAATCTGCGGGAGTTAAACAACCGTTTCACCTGGATAATTGGAAGGCAAATTCTTACTCCTATGTGAAGTTTGTAATATTTGATGAAAATGATTTGGAAGAAGCCAAAAGAGTAGTATTGCAATACGCACCAACTTATGAAGGAACGTTTGCATTCGGGCCTTTTTGGGGAGGTCTAATATCATCTGCTGAAATCGTTCAGGACTTATTGATAAATAAGCTTCTTTCTCGAAAAGTTGTTATTAATGCACAGCTACACAAGTTGCTTACACACGCAGATGCAACGGATGTAATGCGTACGGAGATACCAAAATTACTTTAACAGTTGTTTTTCTCAATAAAAAGGATTAAATTAGCATTCCAAACACATCACATTTAAAAGTTTCAGTATGTTAGAAAACTATATTCTCGGTTATGGTGCTTACTTCAAAACAATGGCACGTTTATCCAATTTAGGTTACTCCGGATCAGGTTCATTGTATGGTTTCTCTGTATTAGGAGGTGGCTACTTATAATGAAAGCCGTTTATTCCTTTTGGGAGCCTAAAACGATAAAGACCAACGTTGGTTTTGCTACCGCACAGGATATGGCGCGTACGATGGCTTTGTCCCTTGAACTTGCCCACCGGCGTATCGGTGATTCAGTCTTAGTTACAGATGCCTACGGAAAGTCCATACTTATAGATACCTTTCAACTTCCCTTTAAAGAGGTAGTAATGCTCCCTGATACATTTAAGGAGCTAAATGCTGATTTATGGGCGTATTGTAAAATATATGCCTATAAAGTAATGGCAGAACGTAACGAGCCCTTCATACACATTGACAACGATGTTATTTTGTGGCAATCTCCTCCTTCTTATGTAGCCGATTCCGCTTTATTTTTTCAGAACAAAGAGCATTTTCGCACACACGAAGGATACAGCCGACTAATTGATATGTTGAAAACCGCTCCTGTAAAACCTGAATGGGCATTTCATGGTATTGAGTTTGCCTATAATTGTGGCGTTGTGGCTTTAAATAAGCCTCAGTTTAAGCACATATTCTTGGAGTGGTATGAAACAGTCACCGACTTTATTTTTAACCCTAAAAACAAATCTTGGTGGGACAAAAACCCTGACAAGCATAGTTGTAACCATTTGTTTGAACAGTATTTTATTTCATGCCTTATAGCCAAACACAATCTGCAAAGTGAAACGGGTGTTCTGATACGCAATTTCTCGTATGAGAATATGCACTTGCCTGAATTTCCAATGACGCACATGTGGGGAGCTGAAAAGCGTCGTCCTGAAGTAATGGCCAGGGTAAGGGAGCGTCTTTATAAAGAGTACCCAAAATATTCCTACTTTGACAAAGTGGAGCTACCTGCTGAAGAAGTATTTACCAATATCTACAAAAACAATGTGTGGGGTAAGGGAAGTGGTAGTGGTTCAGATCCGAAGAACACGGAAGAATACCGAATGTTCCTGCAACGTTTTATGAAGGATAATAAAGTAAAATCGGTTGTCGATTTAGGCTGCGGAGATTGGCAGATGAATGAACATATTGACTTTACGGGAATTGAATATTTAGGCGTTGAAGTGGTTGAACAATTAGTTAAGGATAACATACGAAAGTATGGAGATTCCATGACCAAATTTGACTTTGGCGATATTACTACATACAAAATACCTAAATGCGATTTACTCCTTATAAAAGATGTATTTATACATTGGCCGATAAAGAAAATAATCGAATTTTTTAATCGAGAAATACCTGCAAAATACATACTTGTTACGAATGACAATATGGACAACCATTTAAACAAGGATATTTCATTGGGAAGTTTTCATCCTATTGACTTATCCTTAGAACCTTTTAACTTACCTGTTGAAACGGTATTAGTGTGGAAACACCAACAAAAACACACTCAGCTACTTAAAAAATTAGCGTAAAAAAGACGCTTTTTTATAATCTTATTATTTACCATATTTACGTAAATAAATCACAACACCATGCTAACAAAAACAGTAACCGCTCCTTCGGGAGTTTTAAAGGTATTGAATTTAATTGCCGATGAAAGCGGAACAAATGAGAAAATGAATATCCTTAGAAAGCACTCAAAAGTTCCGCACTTGAAAGAAGTAATGTATCTTGCAAAGTCACGGAGAGTTAAATTCTACATTCGACAAATTCCTGAATATGAGCCTACGGGACGTATAGCTTTAGGAGAAGCTATAAAAATGCTTGACAAGTTATCTTCACGCTCCGTAACCGGCACAAAAGCATTTAACGAACTTTATGACATTTTATGCATGTGTACAGAATCCGATGCGAAAGTAATCGAAAAAATAATTGACAAAGATTTACGCATTGGAATGGGAAGCACAAACATCAATAAAGTATTTCCAAACCTGATTGAAAAAACTCCATACATGGGAGCTATACCGTATTCAAAAGAAGCGGTTGAAAATCTTCTTGCTGAAGGTTCATGCTTTAGCCAGGTAAAAATGGATGGTCGTTATGCAAATGCAATCGTACAAAGTGGGTTTGTTGATTTAGAAAGCCGCGACGGAGAACCTACCTTTTTACCTAAATGCAAAATCATAAAGGAGATGGAAAAACTTCCCGATTGTGTACTTACGGGCGAATTGACTATTCCAAAAGTTTTGCGTTATCTGAGCAACGGAATTATTGCATCTATAATATCCATACAAAAGAAAATGGATTATGGTATTGACGTACAAAAGGAGTTGGCACAATTTAAAAAGGAATACGGCGATTTTCAAACTTTGGCTGACAGTATCGTTTTTACAGTTTGGGATTGCATATCGTTGGAAGAGTATCACAAAAAAAGTTCTCCTGTCGCCTACAATAAAAGATTGGCTTCATTACGCAACATGCTTATAGAATCTGAAATACATTCTCGATTGAGTAGTGTTCGGTTGATTAGTTCTAAAGAAGTATTCTCTTACAAAGAAGCAATGGCAGACTTTTATGAAAAACTTGCAGAAGGTGAAGAAGGCACAATATTAAAAGCTATTGATGGTGCGTGGAAAAATGGTAAACCTGCGTGGCAAGTTAAAGTGAAGTTGGAGATGGAGGTTGACTTGGTTGTAAATAACTTTCTTTACGGCACAGGAAAAAACGAAAACGTTATTTCCTCCATTGAAGTATCATCGGCTGACGGAAAAGTAGCTACTGCGGTTAGTGGTATGACTGAAAAAGTGATGGAGTATGTTACGAAACATCAGAAATCGTTGAAAGGAACTATCATGCGTACACGATGTAGTGGATTATCTAAAAATTCTGCGGGAGGTTATTCTTTACTACACCCAAGAGCAGGGAGCGATAATCCTAAGTTATTATTTCGAGACGATAAAAGTTCCGCAGACACTTACGCACAAATCGTAAAAATTGAAAACGCAATAAAAGGGATATGAAACTAAAACAGCTTCCGATGAACGCTAAGCTAATGTGGGAGTCAAACACTTGCATTTATCCAGCAATAGTATCTGAGCATCATTTTTCAAAATTAAAGCCACAATGTAATTGGAGAATGGTAAGAACTAAAAATAGTCAAGGGTGGATGGAAGAAAGTGAGTATTTACGTTATCCAACCGAAGAAGAATTACAAACTATTAATTGGGACAATATAAAATTATTTTAAAAATGATAACAATACATGATGTAGTGGTTAATACCATACCGCTAAAAGACGTTCCGTTAAATACGGAAGGTACAGTTGTTTATATCTTCACAACTAAGATATTTGAAGTAGAGTTTATTGTGGACGGCAAATCAGTAGTTACATCAGTAGCAATCGAACAGATAAAATTGAAAACCCAATAAAAATTTAACATGGAAGAAAAAGATCAGTTAAAGAGCATTTAATTTATTAATCATTAAAAACAAAATTATGTCAAGTTACAAAGAAAAAGAAAAGTTAGACGAGTTCTTGCAAACGTCAGGACTTACCGTTAATGAAATAGTCAGGTATTTAGTGGAACGTCACGATGCCAACTTAATTGAAATTCTAACAGAGGAATCTTACGCAGTCATTCATTTGGATGGAATCGAAATAGAAAGTCGGTTGAAAGAGTTTGTAAGAACAGATTTGTATCCTTTGTATTCAGACCAGCGTGTAAACGTATTTTTCCCTAATTAAAATAAGTATATGAGCGATTACATGAGTGCCTATTTGGCCCGATTACACAGAATTGACGGAGCTATTCGTGATGTTGCAAAAGTTCTCATTGAGAAAGGCTACAAAGTTATATGTACTAAACGAGATAAGCTAATAACGTTCATTCACATTTATGATACCGTGAATAAAAGGCAAGTAACATTAGGATGGACGGAAGTTCCTTACAGATGGTATATGCACTTTGATGTAACTCCTTCTAAAGAAACAGGAAGTTGTGTTACAGCTAAAGAGATTGTTTCCGGCGAAGTTCCTTGTCCGTTTAGTATTGCCGAAATAATCGGAGCTATGCGACCATATCCTAAAGTTAAAGATTATGAGAATCCTACGTACCTAAAAGATATTTCCTATGAAGAGCCTAATAATACATCCAATGAAGAAACTAATCGTATTTGACTATTCCACAGGAGTAATACACGTTTATGCTAACAAACGTTTTGGTAAAACAGAACACTTAGATGAAAGTGAACAAGTTGAAAATTTTATCCGAAAAAAAGGACATAAACTATCTGAATGTAATTGGATGGTAGTAAAAGAAGTAGAAATCGAATATCATTAATCTTATGACACGTAGAGAACGTTTACAACAAGAACGAAAAAACTCCTTCAAAGTTGAAAGAGTTTTTAGAGCAAAGTCACGAAAAGGTAAAGAAGGCTTAATCAGAAAAATGCTTTATCCATGCACTTGTCGAAAAGGAAGGCATCTGAGTGGAGGTTCTGTATGCACACATTGTGGCAAAGCCGTGCTAACTCAGTTAGAGAAACTCGAACTATTAAATATTTAAACTATTCATTAATCAATAAAAACAGTATTATGAGCATCTTTGTTAAATCAAAATTGAGACACGCAAGTGAAGCGTTACGAACCATCACTTTAGGTGACGGTATTCAAATTCTTAACTACATTAAAGAGCATCCAGGAACGGATGTACAAAGCATCTACAAGAGTATTGGTATTGAACAATCTTCTTGTTCTTTGAAGTTACGGGAGTTGAAGGATTTTGGATTCGTAAAATCTGAACGGAAAGGTAAAAACGTTCATTATAACGTTAATATGCTTAAAATAGCTCCGTATATTGAATTTGCGGAAACTATGTCTAATAATGAATCTTATAAACGTTTTTAACATGCAGATATGTAAAAAATGCGGAAGCACGGAAGTAGCTCGTTGTAAATGGGTAAACCCAAATACGAGCATCATATACAATGCTGATTCAGGAACTACTCTTGAATGGTGTATGTCTTGCAAAGAAGAAACAGTCATTGCAGACATTGATGAAGGAGACAAGTGTATAGATTCCTTTGGCAAGTTGAAGTATCTGTCAAAGTCAAACGGAGTTGATTGCCATATCCGATTAAATGGCGGTTTAAAAAGTTCCAAACATATTTGGTATGATGAAGAGAGTGGAGAGTACGAAGTAATCAACCACATTGATGATACTACACAAAGACTATCCTACGAGGAAATGTTTACGCAATCCATTATAGGAGAAGCTATGGCTAAAAAAGCATTGTTCATTGATTAAAATTTACTGTATGGTAGTACGTTTCGGAGAAGTGGATATTCTTGTTCCTAATGGAGTTCGACGAATATTTATTCCACTTGATAAAAGAGAATTTTTTTATGGGCATGATGTTAAAAAAGATTGTCCTGATTTGGCAGAACTTCGTGATAGGAATTTGTTACATAAAGCAACACCTTTGCAAATGTACGAGCTGTTGCAGATGCCACACCCTACGGAGTACGGTTTGCATATAAACCGACACACGATGTTAAGTGCATGGAACGATGAAAGAGGTACTCCTTGGACAGCAGCATTAGGACTTCCAATAGATGACAATTATCCGTACATAAATAAATACGCAAAACTGAAGTCTATTCGTTCTTTAAAAAGTTTACGTACCGGATCATCAGGGGAACTTAGAGAAGAGTGGTGGCATATACACGATTGCTGGGCTCCACTTGCAAATTTACCTAAAGCGTTATCTACGTTACACGCAGTAATGCAGACGGAAAAAAATAAGCCGAAAAGGCCAAAATCTGTAAAAGTATGGGAGGAACGAGATGAATATTTTAGTGATTGGAACTTTAAATGCCTACAAAATTCAGAGGAGGTTATCATGGACTACTTAAAAAGTCATAGAACTACTGATTCTATTGCGTTTCTGCTTTAAAAATTTTTGGGTAAATTTGACTTGTTTTATTTCTTACTATTCACTATATTTAATAAATGAATGAGAGACAAATAATCATTGCGATACTTTCAGTTATCCTAATTGTAGGATACACGTTGTATCTGCATTATAAAGATAACGGCAGAAAATTATAGCCGTTTGCTTAGTTTAGTTCTTATCACAGAGTTGTATGTTTTCTCTGTTGGACAACATGACATGCAGTCGAAATTTTCTCTTGGTGGAGTTGTCCCACCATTTTTATTTTAAGAATTTTTGTATGAGAACAATAGCTTTAATTAATTTACAGAACACATTACCTATCGGTAAGTATTACGGAAAAACAATAAAGTACATCATTGATTTTGATATTAAGTATGTAAGTTGGATGATGGACAAGAAATTGATTGCTCTTTATGGAGAAGCCGAAGACTATTATTCCAAAAAAACAAAAACGGTTGTATGATAAAAGAAAGTGTGAGCACTATAAAAACATATAAAATACTATTGTTCAACGACAACATAAACTGTTTTGATGTTGTGACTGCGGCGTTAATGGATTGTTGTGGACATACCGCAGAGCAGGCAGAGCAATGCACGATACTTGCACATTGTAAAGGTCATGCGGTTGTTCTAACAAGTTCAGACTTTTTTGAAGTACACATTGCTAATCTTGAGCTTTCCGAAAGAGGTATAACGTGTAAAATGGAAGTTTATGGCCTCTAAAAATAAAAATGCCATAAGTAGGCATCGGAATATAGCGATACGCAACTTTTTAAAGTTATCGTATGAAGTGATTTCAAAATCTACGGGACTTCCTAAAAAAGATGTCATACGTTATTTTAATAAAGATGACGCTGAAACATATATTACAATGACTATTGATAATTTGATGCTTTCTTTGGAAGACGAATTTAAGAAAATTAAAAAAGCCTATCATTTATTTGAAGAGGAAAATTTGAGTGAGTATTTTCTAATTACGCTCAATAGGCCACACTTCTTTCTTGAAAAGGGTTATCCAAAATCTTATTCCTTCAGAGCAGAATCTGCTGAAGTAGAGGGATATTATCGAATATTTTTAACCGGCGGTCACAATGAAGGTATGTCAGTAGTCCTTTCTTTAGATGAAATACAAAAATTTGCAAAAATAAAAAAGAAATCAAAATGAAACTTCTATTTATCATACTTGATATTATTGTTGGCGTACAGATTTACTTCGGTGGCGATATTGTGTATTGGATATATTGGCTTATTGGAAACTGTCTTGTTCTTACATTACTTAATCTACTTTCAATAGCGGGAATTTCAAATAACCTTAAAAAGTGCATAAAACTTATTGAGTACTTAAAAACATTAAACGAAAAAAGCAATAGAGATGGCAAAGAGTAAAATTTTACGAAACAGTAGAAGAGAGCTTCAACGCTCTTTGAAAAAGAATCCAAACGTGCATTCCAAATTAAAGAAGGGCAAAAAAGTTCTGTTGCTCATTGATGACACATACAGATTCGGTTATATTAAGGACATTAGGTACGCAAAAAATATAATGTACTTTAAAGTAGTAACAAAGATTTTGCATTGTGCCGTTGAAAAAGAAGTCACCATTGAACTTGACCATACACAAGTAATGGAATGGATTCCAAAATGGAAATGGCAATTGAAAAAGTTTTTTTCCTTTATTCACATAGCTTAATAATCATGACAGCAAAACAAATTGAAGAACAATATCCGTACATACTTAATAATGCTGAAAATTTGCCAAAAGGATATTCCATTAAAAAAGGAATCGCACAAATAAAGGATTCATTTCTGCTCGAACTAATTGGCTACAAGAAAGGCGGAGTGTTTACCTTTCCGAAAAGAGTAATGGGAGAATATTGCAGTTATGTATGCACTAATTTTGTTCAGGAAAAAGTAAAAGGTTATTTTGTGTATAAGGAATTTACCGTTTTACACACAATGTCGGGAAATTTTATTGACTCTGTTTCAGGCATAGCTGTGGTAAACGATACGTATGGAAATCTGTACGAAAAAGTGATGTATATATTAAAAAACCTTGAGAAAAATTCAGAAGAAGATATAGAACGACTGAGGTATAATTCCCGACTTACGAAAGGCGCACCTGAAATATTTTTAACTCTCTAAATAAAAAAACGAAATGGATTTTAATGTAAATGACAAAGCAAGTATCATTGTGCGTGACAAGCACATTGATGTTACCATTAAACGGTTGTCCCGACGGCAAAACAAAGCGTGGGTGCAACTTGACGATTCCGATAAGGATTCTGCTTACAAGGAAGTTGACATGGATGATTTAGATACACCTATGTTTCCTTCCATTAATCAGAGATTTAAGTTCTTTGAAAGTTTAACTAACATGGCTATTACCGGAAAAATACGCAGTCTATTCGTATCGGGAGAAGGCGGTGTTGGTAAATCGTACACGCTTATACAAGCATTACAAGCTGAGGAACTTGAAGAGGACGAAGATTACCTTATGATAAAGGGACGTTGTACCGCATACGCATTGTACAAACTGCTTGAGGACAATGATGACAAAATTGTAATCTTTGACGATGCAGACGATGTTCTGTTGGACGGTACTGCATTAAACATTCTTAAAACAGTTCTTGACACACAGGGTACAAGGAGAGTGCGGTGGATTTCTAAAGGACGTGATGACAGTTTCATTTTTACAGGAACGGTTATCTTTTTATCCAACATTGCAAAAAGTAAAATAGACCAAGCAATACTTTCACGCTCCGTTATCATTGATTTGTTTATGACTGTTGATGAAAAAATAGAGCGGATGCGTCACGTACTTCCATTTTTAGAAGACGCACAGGATTTGAATAATCGTGACCGGAAAAAAGTTTTGGATCTTATTGCTAAGTATCGAAATACCATAGAGGATTTGAACATCCGAACTTTGATAAAAGGTTTATTGGTGTACAAAGAGTCTAAGGATTTGGAATTAACTAAGTATCAAATATTAAACGGTTAGTCATGGGAAAAGAATTTGAAGTTGGGCAAACCACATATTTAATGCACCACAACCGCATTCATAGATGTACTGTTTTACTTGCACCACAAAAAGAACTTCGTGAGTACAACTACACAGTAAAGTTGCAAAATAATTCAATAGAAGATTTCAGATACGCCCAAGCTGATACTCTGTTTGAAAGTGTGGACGATTTAATAAAGGATTTAAAATTTAAATTTTCCGAACAAAACGGACTCTAATAGCAAAAATACTTTTATGAAAGGCAAACTTAAATTTGAAAATCTCTCCGAGGAGCAGAAAAATTTTTTACAAACAGCCACGTTTCATTACCTGAATGAGTTGGGTAAGGTTGGTGTTGCAGAAGAACTTCTTTTAGAAGTGTACCACTTTGTAGAAGCTGAATTACATAAAGGTTACTTCAATAAAAACGCATCTTGCAAAAGAGGTTGTTCGTTTTGCTGTCATCTGCACGTGGAAATATCCAGGACGGAAGGTAAAAATCTCGCACGGTTTGTTAATTCAGAGCAACGAGAGATTCTCGTTAAACAAGCAGTCAGTCAATCTATTGAGGATTGGAGTAAACTTTCGTATGCTGATAGAAAATGCGTGTTCCTGAAAAATGGAGAATGCTCTGTTTATGATGAAAGACCTCTTGCATGTAGGAAGTATCTTGTAGCATCTGCTCCTGATTTATGCAACACAGAAACATCCTTTAATGATGTAGATACTATGGTTGATTTAAACGTGGAAGCCATTTCTACCGCTTTTTATTTTGTGGACGGTTGTAAATCTATGGCAAACGAGGTTTTAAAATATGTTATTGTATGAAAGAAGTAGCATTAACAGTATTATCATTCGGTGCTGGGCGGTTTATCAGCACTAAATTTAATTTGAAACGAAATGATAACAACAATTTTAGAAAAAGCAAAAGCAATACAAAATGACAAATGAAGAAATAATTAATGGCAATAAATTAATTGCTGAGTTTATGGGATATGAAAAAACAATTTACTCGGATGTTTTTAATGGAGACTTGTACGC